AGTTAGTTATCTCAAAAAGTGCATGCAATACCCGGGCTAAAACCCTTAACTATAAAAACGCGTTTAGTATAATATAGTATACGATTAGTATGCTATACATACGCTACAACTCTAGTAGTTGTGTTTTGAGTAACAAAACTCAAAACCAACGGATAGAGTCAAACGTTGATATACTCGTATAGTTAAGACCCGTGGGGATGTTTTCCCAAACATGAAAAACGCGTTTTCTTCGATTATCTCACCTCTCAATCTGACAGTAAATACTTTCATATTCATAATATTTTCAATGTTTTTTGTTCGTCGAGTAGGATGTTTGAGCTCTTTTGTTAGAGCCCACATCCCTCTCCTCACCTACAGTTTATACTAAAAATACCTCTATTTTCGTCAAAATAGGACCAAAAACGACCAAAAACAGGGTAAAAATGGCCTAAAATGCTGATTTTCAGACACTTTTGTAGGGCAAAGACCCTTATATATGTAGAGTAATAAAATGACCAATAATACTTCTCAAAATACTCTACAAACAACTCCTATCAACCGACAGTGATCCAGAAATGGTGATCTGTCATTATTTTTTGTTTGATTCGAGTTGGGAGGCCCTATAGACAAATAAGTATAAACAAAATAAAAACAGAAAACAAAATGGAAACAAAGGTTTTAACATCGATTTCTACGACACGGTTCTACGATTTACCTTCGGATACAATCCTGGTAAATATGATAACAGGAAAGAGAATAGTTCTTACCTGCACTGTATTCGATACAGTGTTCTACAACGAATTACCTTGTGGATGGGGATTCGGTGATTATAGCTACAGTGACATCTACGAAACCTATGAGATGGGTATCTCTGATATTCATAATTATAGAGTATCTAGCAGCGAAGAACGGGATGAGTTCATGTCATTCCTAAAGTCCTATGGGATTACACTTAACAATGGATTCTCAGTATCCATTGACAGTGATGATAAGTCCACTGAGAGAGCTAAGAACATTAAGTTGTTCTTGGTAAAACTAACTCAGGCAGTCCTACCATTCTTTATATTGTGGGTATCCTACAATAATAACCTTGGATATTTCTGCACTATGGACGTATATAAGAGGATTAGTAAGCAATTAAGTCGCATAAAGACTAAGATACTTCTTGGAGGCAATAACTCAATCTTTGGGAGAATGTGTGAACCAACGACCAGTATTCCTGGGATGATGGATGGACTTTTTCAGTACTTAAATGAGTTGATAGACAGATTCATTTTTGTCTTGAGATCCATTAGAGAGAACGGATTACCAAAGAATACTCGAGAGTTAGTGAAATGTGTAGTATACGTAGTAAACATTCAAACAACCTAAAACAAGGATTAGAATGAAAACGTGGATGATAGTAAAGATTGCTTTAGTAGCAGTCGTAGTGCTTATTCTTAGGTTCAAGGGATCTAACATAGATTACTTTCCTAGGTTCCTAAAGGACATGATTGACAGTATTCTGAAGTCAATCTTTGGGTGAAATTAGGTACGTAACTACCTGATTTTCAGACACTTTTGTAGGGCAAAAACCCTTATATATGTAGAAGTAGGAGGGATTATTTCCCTTCTATTGGTTATTTCATACTCTAATTTAATAACTTTAATACGTATTAATATGGACTCTTTATTAGATTTCGCAACAGGCGCTATACTGGCCCTATTCACTTACAATGTATGCAAAGCATTGAGTAGTGATGATAAGTCTAAGACTAGCAAAAGTCGGACTTAAGTAAGAATCTGGTGATTACTGGCTGATGCCAGTTGGGAGGTCCGATTCCTCCCTTTACTACAAACCTTCAAAACAATAGTATTAACAACAAAAAACTTTAGAATTATGGAAACGAAGAAATTCAACGTAGGCGAGTTAGTAACTTTTGGTGACAACAATCTTGGTGTTATAACCAGAGCGAATGAGTATGGTATCTATATGATACGGTATGTCGATCTTAATGATCTGACTAAGGTGAACAAGGCACACATAGACAATCCTGATTATCTTAAGGCTGCCAGTATGGAGGATGCTCCAGTGTTTGCTTGGGCTCTCAAGCGTAACAATACGAGCATTGAGGATCTTCTTAAGGAGGATGCTCCTAAGGAAGTGAATACAGCTACTAACGTAGTGAAGCCTACTTACATTACTGGTAAGGTTGAGGTAGGTGAGGTAGTCACTTTTACACAGTATTTTGGTGGAGTAGAAGAGGTAGGAATCGTGGCTGAGTGTGATGGATATTACACCTATGTGAGATTCATCGATAGAGATGGGGAGTTGGATACTTCAATATCTCAGGTTGGTGAGAGATTTCTCAAGGTCGCTACAGACGATCAGAAGAAGTACTTCTTCGATAAGGCGAATAACAGTGGACACTCATTCACTGACATCTTTGCTTTTCGAAAGAAAAAGGTGAACCTGAAGAAGTAATTCAGGTTAAGGATGTATGGTACATTAGAGGGGTTCGACTCCCCTCCATCCTACGAGTATAAACCAATAAAAAACAGAAAACAAAATGGAAACAACAATGAAGACGTTAAGTAAAAAAGGTGATAACAGATTTTATGTACTCTTAGATATTCTTAGAGTATCCTACGATAAGGCAGTGGTAAAATTCGTCGCTACTGCTCTAAAGAGAGGAACTGATACAGAGGTAGTTGTGGATAGGGGAACTGCTTACGTTCAATACCGTAATGGAGTATGTCTTGAAACACTAACTATCGAAGAGAAGGACGCTCTCAGTGTAGTTAAGGATCGCTTCTCTGATATCGTTGATCACTATAGATCCAACGGAGTACGTATGGACTTTAGGCTGGGAGAGCTTGGAGCTACTTTGAGAAGATGGGACAATCAATCGATTGATGACTACATTAAGAGGTTCCGGCATGTGGCTAGGTAAGACCTGGTGGTTTTAGGGAGGTTCGATTCCTCCCCTTACTACGATTTTTTCTTATTTATAAACTTCAAAAATTTTAGAATTATGGAAACAAAAGATTTCAGAAATCTGAGCGTTGGGACAGCAGTAGAGTATGGTAACTTCAGCGGTCCGATGATCGTTTGTAAGAACGAGAATGGAGTTATCTCATGTAACTCTATTGACGATGATGGAATGTATTATGTGTTTGACTATGATGATAGTGACGCAGAATACTTCGAGGTAATCCCCAAGGATAGTCTCGTATATGGAATGTTCATGGAGTACCTTGATGCGAAGGGTCTCCATTTAGAGGACGGGAAGATCCGAGATAAGAACGGATCAGAACCAAAGAGAGGATTCTACTCTTGGATGGTAGGAATTATGGGAAGCCGTAATCCATTGCATAGAGTATTCGTATTCTTGTTCTTCTTCGTACTTAATTACCTCTTCTTCGGTCTTATTGTACTTGCTTTCAATAAGCTGAACTTCTGTGGATGGTGGCTTAGTACTTTGGTAATAACAATCGCTGGATACGCATTCTCATTGATTGCATATCCGGCTTGGAGAAATTATCTCCTCCCGAGGATCATTAAGATGGCCTCTAAGTAAGATCTGGTAGATCATAGGGGAAGTTCGATTCTTCCCCTTACTACAAACTTTCAAAACAAGATTAATAACAATAAAAATTTTAAGAAAATGGAAACGAAAGAAATTTTGACGAAGAGATGTGAGCTTGCTTACTTGGTAGCTAATCTTATGGGAATTAGAATCAAGTTCATTCAGTGTATGATTGAGCGTATTGATCAAAGGATTTCTTATCCCGAATATGTCACCTTTGCGGGTAACAGGATCCAGATAATTGGGTCTACTAACGGATATTCCGATTGTCCTGCAAGTTCTTATGAGAAGGAACTTGGAAGGGACTACGACAGGATCTACCGTGACATTAGAGAGATGGACTTAGACTCTGTATCTGGTGGTGGAAAGTTCAGTGACCTGTTCCTTGAACTTCCGAACGTTGTCAGCTTCGTTGATGGACATGAACTCATAGCTGACATCTTGACTAAGTACTTCGAGATTCATAAGTCAGCTATGAAGGAGTACGAAGATCTCTCATTCAAAATCATGGATAAGAGTGCTTAAGGATGTATGGTACCAGGGGAGAGGTTCGATTCCTCTCCATCCTTCTTATTTTTTTTTACTATTTATAAACTTCAAAAATTTTAGAATTATGGAAACAAAGAATTTATTCGGAATAGACAAGACATCAAAGGTGATCCCGTTCAATGTAGGTAACTACGCAGGTCTTAAAGGATCTAATCGAGTAGGTGAGATCATCAAGAAGAAGGGGAGCACAATTACGCTCGGATTTGGACAGGGTGAAGACTATTACGAAGAAGAGTTCAATGAAAGTTATCTTAGACATCTTACTATTTATGATATTGTTAGGGGAAGCGGATTATTCTTCTTAGGGAAAGTAGTGATCTACAAAGGAGATCTCTATTACGTAACTAATCAAGAAAACAGGCCTGATCAGTCATCAGTATTGGAGCTTTCGCGTAATGGAACTAAATCGAGAGTTGAGATTATTACTGTGGATGGAGTGACTCCTCTTATTCCCGGAATTATCCTCGAGCGAGAAGATGGTGCCATCATTAAAGTAGTAGAGCCTGGTCTTGATACGGTGTCCTTTACTGAAGATATTGATAGTGACGATCCTCTCATTGAGACGTACACAATTAACAGTGCGATCGATAGATTGAGGACGGTTAAATGGAGTGATGGTAGACTTAAGAGATACAATATGGATTTCTATCTTGGATGTGCGGTTATCTACGATAAAGAGAATAAAGAGATGGCCAATAATTGCCCGAAGAAATCCTTTGGGATCTTATTAGGTCTCGGTGCAGCTCTAGTTGGTGCTGGAGTTGCTGCTTATAAGTACCTGAAAAACAGCAAATTAACTAGGGCTTAAACCCTTATATATGTAGAGATAGGAGATACGTTTTGTTATCTTATCTCTACATTTTCTTTAATACATTTAAACTAATAAAAACTTTAACAGAGATGGAAAAGAGATTTAAAGTAGCTGCTGGATATGCAGTTAAGTTTGAGGGAAGAAACTTCTTGGTTACGAGAGTTACTGGAAGTATGGTTGAACTTCAGTCAATTGACAGTAATGGAAACATTATCTGGAGGACTGCGAGTGTGGATGATATTTCCGAGTTTGGAGATATGATCGATCTGTATGTATCTATGTCTATTCATAGATATGAGTATGACGAGGTGAGGAACGTGTTCTATAATTTGGATATTAACTCTAACGCTGCTTGATATGAATCCTAATGTAATTAAGGCCATTAAAGCCATAGGTAGTTTTGTCGTATTCTTCGCTCTTGATGTGATTTCTATCCGAGTAACTGAAAGAGCCTTGTTTGACAAAGGATTGAGAGACGGAATGAAAGAAGTTAATAACTCTAAATCGAAAGGAAAGTAATTATGGTATCCTCAATAGTAATGCTCGTAAGCAAGAACTATGGTGCAGTACAAAAGGCCATAGCAGCGATCTCATTGGCAGTCATTGGCAAAGGACTTGTCAAGAAGTACTTTGATGGAAGGACTATGGGAAGAGTCCTTGCAGAGAGTGGAAGTGACGTTACAGATGTCTACAGGTGGAGAAAACAATGGAAATCTAAGGAGTAACCAGAAAAACTCTGGAGACGGATTCTTGTCGGAAGAACTTGTAAGGTTCGAATCCTTATCCGTCACTCAACTTTTCATTGCTTTGTTTTTATTTTGATTTTAGTACTTTCCTGTTCGTGAGAATCGGAAGTACATAACCGGATATAGCTCAATAGGTAAGAGCAGCTGTCTTATACACAGGAGGTTGCAGGTTCAAGTCCTGCTATCCGGACTTATTCATTAACAACGAAAACTTTTAGAATTATGGAAACGAACAGAAATTATGATGGACCGATCGAAGTAACGGATCCTGAGAAACTTAAAGAGTATAAGGGTATTCTTGATGCCTTTGTAACACAGACTGGGATTGAAGGTATGATTGATACGAGTAAAGTCTGTATTGGGGAGTTGCATATTGGTCTCAAGGAGTTAAGAAATGAGGGAGAGTAATCTCCCTCTATTGTTTTACCTTACTATTTTTTTTTTCGATATGAAAGCGATCAAGTATCTTAACTTCTTGTCGATAGGTCTCTCACTTCTCAGTGTAGTAATGATATTGATGTATTTATTGGGAATATCTTTCGTTCAGAATATATACATAGTCATTTCGGTAATAGTTTCTCTATCCATAGCGTTTATATCTTCCATATTTACTATGGTATTGTCTCACGAAGATAGAGAGTAGGTAAATCTCGGAGAAACTGGTTGAGGCCAGTTGGGAGGTCCGATTCCTCCCTTTACTACAAATATTAATTTTCAAAATAAAAGGAGCAATAGACATGTTACTTGCAATAAGTTTTTCTAAGGTATTCGTAGCCATGTTTTTACTGGTTGCAACATTGAGTATTGTGTTCTCATTAATTGGGAGCGTAATCAAAGGGATCTGGTCAATGGTATTTGGATTCATCGGATTCTTCTTCCCATTCTTAAAGAAATAAATAACAAAAGATAACTAATCAATAAAATCAAAAAAAAAATGGAAATTAGAGAGAAATTCAACGGAAAGATCGGAAGCATCGTTTATATTGGTGTATCCGGAGAGATTGGAAGAGTAGTAGGAAGCTCTGAAAACAGTAATCCAATTCTTGGAGATACGTCTTTGGACATCGTATTTCCGAAGAACTCAGGTAGTCTGGTTAAGAAGGAGGGAATCCCAACTATGTTTGTGAAGATGGCATCTTATGATGATCGTCATAAGTACAGACAGACGATGAAGAGATCCTTATTCAGGTGGGATCTTGGGAGTAAGGTATTTGTACCGAGAGAGGATAAGAATATTGGGAGGAGATAAAATGGGAATCCTAATCGTGTCAGTAGTCATCATATACGCATCCATAAGGAGCTTAGTCAATTATGTCCAGAAGGAGGATAGTTGGCATAGAGATGACGTGAGTATTGATGATCTCGTAAGTAGGAAACTTGAGAGAATGAGATCATACTGATGACTAGGTTACTAGTCAAGGCTGCTATGGTTAGTATAATCTGGGTTCGATTCCCAGACAGCCTACTTATTTTTTTTTTCTTATTTATTAACAATCAAAATAGAGCAAGATTATGAAGACAACAGTAAAACCATTTTTGGTAGATGAGAGCGAGTTTGGAATTTTGACGATCACAGTAATGAACGAGGACAATAGTGCAGTGGACACTAAGTTCCTTCACGATCATGTAAGTCACGAGAATAGGAACGTGAGATTTGGGGTATCTAGGAATAAGAAAACTTCTCCGTATGACTTAAGGACATTGTCGAAAGATGGTGATCCGATGGTAAGATTTGGAGTTGCATCCAATTCCCGGGTTCATCCCCTTATACTTGACGAATTGATGAATGACGAAAATGAATTTGTGAGAGCACTCGCAAGCTATAGAATGGGTGTCAGAATAGAATCGGATATGTTTATGGCTTTTAAGAGTAGGGGATATGTCTACAATGGATGTGTCATAAGTAAGAGCCGTAGATAGTTTCCATTTTTTTTTTGAAAGTTTTTTTTTGTTTATTGTGACGTCACGGTTCGTGAGAATAGTGACGTTAAAATTATCCGAGTATGGCGCAATTGGTTAGCGCAGCTGTCTTATACACAGGAGGTTGCAGGTTCAAGTCCTGCTACTCGGACTTACCAAACTGTTTGTTCTCGAAAATTTTTACATTATTCATTTTTTAGTAGTCGATTAATCCGAGATGGACAAGTCGACTATATTTTTGCGAGCATAGTTCAACGGACAGAACGACAGTTTCCTAAACTGTAGATCCGGGTTCGATTCCCAGTGCTCGTACTTATTTTTTTTTTCTTACTTATAAACTTCAAAAACTATTAGAATTATGGAAACAAAAGAACCCGACAGTGTCAGGGTTATCTACATTCCTAGTATAGGGACAGTTGGATTGGTGTTATATGATTGTGAGGAAAGTATGACCATATTATCTACTAATGATAATCTCTTCACCGGAGATCGTATTTTAGTAGTTAATTTGGTTGTTAAGGACAGTTCGTTGGAAAGGTCTTTCTATTTAAACTGTGGAACTAGGGATAAATTAATCAGTGATATTCTGAATGATAAGTTCACTGTATCCTATTTTAGGAAAGTATGTGGTGGGAAGTTATCGTACGAAGTATTGCTTTCCGACCCATCGTTTGATTATTATTTGAGAAAGGCTAAATATTTTATTAATACTAAAAGAAGAGATAAGAATATGAAAACAAAAGAAATTTTTATTCCGTATTATTTGGAATACGTAGGAACCTATTTAATAAATTGGTTAGGTGGTTTTGAAGGACTTCTGTTTAAGAAGGTGGATGGAAGCTATGTATTTGCTTATAATATTGGTAAGTCCAGGGTTATTCATTGCAGAGAGTTCGAGGACGACAGTTTTTTCACCAAGACTACTGGCAGTGATCTTGTAAGAGAGGTTGGAAAAGTCATCATGTCAGGAGATTTTTCAGATATAGAGTTCAAACTTTTTAATGGATTAGAGGGAATGAACGTGCTCGTCGATAAGTCTGAGAAAGATCGGTATCTTGTAACTATTCTTAATTGTCTCGATATTAATTTCTCTCATAAGAGCATGGTAACGGATGAGGTAGTAGAGAATTGGAAATTCCTTAGAGAAATAGATAAAGTGAGATCAAATGAACTTAATGAGCCTGGACTGCTTAATCCAATGGCTGTGGATGAAGGGATCTTCAGTGTAAATAGGATAGCAATCTATGGAGACTCTGGATTGTCTGATAAAATATATGAACACTTTAAAAACTACAAAATGAAAGACAAAATGAATATTGAAAAGGTTAAGTGCATTCGAGACATTGAGGATGGAATTGATTTCGCGAAACTTGATGTGAGAGAAAAGAATTATGGAGGTGATTTTGATTTAGTGGGACTTAAGGGAAATGGGGATGAAGAGTACTCCCTTGTAATCCGTGAGGTCTCTAAGAACGATTTGAATACATGTAAGTATCGTAGTTTAACAAACGATGAGAAGATTGACTTTCTCATAAAACTTGTCGATCAAGATACAAACATTACTTCTACATTGATCCAGGGGAACGATGGCAAGATCTGGGAGAATACTGAGACTAATGATGTGGATGGTTACAGAGATTACATTGAAGCCGTGGTTGACAAGGTCATCGATGGCGAGGAATGTAGTCTGCATGAAGATGCGGAATGTAGTAAAGATTTTGTATGCGTTATTTTAGATATGGTCGATAGAATTAAAAATAAGTTATCGAGTGTCGAGAATAAGATTGATTACGACTCTTCACGTCCAATCATGTATAACCTGATGTCTATCAGTAAGTGTTTGGATAACTTAAAGTCTAAAGACTAATATGATATAAAAGAGACCACACATTGGATGGAGTGTCAAGGGGTTCGAGGCCCCTGTGGTCTCCTGATCTAATTGCGATTTTTTTTTGAGTGAATACTCTGTATACAGGATCGTGGTATTTTTTTTTTTACTTTTTAATTTTAACGTATTTTAATTATGAAATCAAACTTAAAAGCAGAGCAGTTTCCTATCTATGAGGATAAGGATGAAAATAGATATATTGTAGATGTTGCAGAAGATGGAAGGTATTCTGGAATACGAATGGATAATGGATTCAGGTATCTCGGATACCTGTCAGAAGTATCTAATACTGGAGAGAAGATCTCATTATCTCCAATCATTAAGTTCGTAGTGTTTAACTCTTGGATGATTAAGATGATTGTTTTCTCACTCGTCATTTTATTAAGAGATCATTAGGAGGAAATTATAATGGCACTTTTATTATGGATGATAGCACTGATAATAATTACAGTGTTCTTCATGTCACTCGTGGTTGACATAATACTGATGATAATTTCATTTTCATATTTTATATTTAAGAAGTTTGTAGTTGGACTAAAAAATATTTTTGGATTATGAATCTTGAGAAGGCACTATTTATCAACATTGAGACGCATAGAGGAAAGGAGTTCGGAGAAATATCTCCACAACTTCAAGATGCGTTCATCACTCATTATTATAATAAGAATGAGTATGGGACTCCTGATGAACAGTATATAGTAGATGCTGGACTTTATCCTGAATTTTCACAGGTAGTGTGTGCTACATTTGGGTTTGAGAATACTGTTGGTGGATTTAGTACGAAGAGCTTTTATGGAATAGATGAAAAAGAGATTTTGGCGTCTCTATCCAACATATTTGAAAGGACGAATGAGAAAAGGTACTTCGCTATTGGTCATGCAATCAGTACATTCGACATTCCTTATCTTATAAAGAGATATATAATTAATGGGATTAGGGTTCCTGACCTTATTAATGAGGTTAGTTCAAAGCCTTGGGAAAGAAAGAATGTAGATACAATGTCCCTCTGGAAGTTCGGATCTTTTAGAGGGACTTCTTTGTCCACTGTATGCTCATGCCTTGGTATTGAGTGTAAGTCAACAGAAATAACTGGAGAAAATTTGCACCTTAGAAAACTTGAAGAGATTGACTGGGAAGAACTGAAGAAGTATTGTGAGGAGGACGTTGAGTCCAATTATAGGATGGTAAAGAGGATACTTGAATTAATTAATTTATAATTAGGCAAATAAAATATGGAAACAGAGGGAATTTTTATTCCATTTCATTTGGAGTACTGTGGTCTTTATAAGTCCAAACTTACCGGAGATAGGGGAATTGTTCTAAGAGGAGTGGATACATTCCTACTTGTTGAGAGGAAAACTACTGATCTAGTATCCTGTAAAAGGATTAGTGGATTAGATGATATGGAAAACATAAACTATCTAAACAGTGATCCTATAATAAGTTCAATAAAGAATATGTTACTTAGTGGTAACTACATACAAGTAGAGTATAATCAAATATTAGACTATAAAGGTAGGATTAGTACGAGTAGGTATATCAAACAGGTCATTAGTTGTATATGCATTAAGGTCCTTCCAGAAAAGATTACTAAGTATGTCAAGGGTATTTGGGGAAAGTTGGAGGATATTGATTATTATAGGTCAATAGGTGAAGAAGATTCTGAAAGTCCATTCGACAAGTATCGCACCGGATTTGTGTGTGAATTGGGATCCATTCTGTCAGATAAAATTATAGATTACTTTAGAAATTTTTCTATCAGAGAGAATATTGACTTGGGGAACTTGACCGGGATGATAGATAAGGATAGTGGAACTAAGTTCATACGATTAGTAGATGTTTACGATACTAGCCTATGTGGAGGAAAGGGAGACTACTCAATAGGAGTAAAGCCACAAGGAGATAATGAATACCATTTAATTATCAGAAGGGAAAATTTAGGGAAGTATGATCCGGATAGGAAGTTTAGGTACTCTAAGCTCAGTTTTGACGATATGAATTTTGTACATTCCATTTTCTCTGGGAAAATTACATCGATCATACAACAATACAAGAATCGTAGGGAAATAGAGGAAACTATCGAGAAACCTCATGGTAAATATATAGAATATATCAAGAGAGAGATCGTTAAGGCCGCAAACGGAGATATAGGATATATTTCGGACAAAATTTCATCTACATCAGAATTTGTAGACTGGAGGAACTTTCAGAATGAAAAGGGAGAAATTATTGAAAGACTTAAGGACATATCAAGAACTGTCGACAATATTATGGTCGAAAGTAATAAATGATAATCAAATATAAGAGAATATGAAAAGAAAAAACTTATTTATTCCATTTTATCTGGAATACGCTGGATGTTGTAAATTCGGAGAAAACGATAGTAGAGTACTTTTTAGAAGAGTAGGTGATAATGGAGTTGTAATTAAGATAATCTCTGACAAATCCATATCTATATCCGAGATTCCTACTCCTGATCATTATGAATTGAAAAGGTTGGGAGAGGTTGAGAGTAAGAAGTTTGTAGATAGGCTAAGAAATATTATCTGGAAAGATTTGACAGATGTTTCGATGACTGTTGACCATAAAAATTACAATCCTATTGATTATGGAGACAAAAATGTATACTTAGCCACCATATTTAATTGCATCAGCACTGACTTCTATACTAACGAAGTATCTGCAATAGATGGAATATATGAGTACTGGAAGAAGATGAAGAACCTTGATGAGGATAGACTTGCAGAAGAAGGGGATAGATACTACTCCGTACTTTATTTGATAATGACTAGGTCACGGGGAACCGGAACCCATAGAAGAATTATATGTGAAGCAAATGATGCAAAATTTGTTCTGGAGAAATCGTATCGTCATATCATAGATGAGAGTAAGAAGGGCCTAGAGGGCATAAATCTCAGTAAGCTGAATGGAGTTAGAGATACTAAATCTGGAATTAGCTTCATAAGGATGTTCATACCTTCACCAGAAGATAGTGGAGAATATCTTGTAGGAATTAAATTCTCGGATGATGAAGGATATTCCCTAGTCTTAATAGAGTTGGAAGATGAGTCTGATATAGATTCTGAAAGATACGTCCCTCTCCAGGACTCAGAGAAAAGTTTTGTATATAGAATACTAGATGAAAATACGAGAATTTATTCAGTAGATAGGACTTGGACGAATGGGAATGGTACTAGGACCCGGTTCGAAATAAAAGGGGCATCTAGTATGTTCGGAGACTATCTGTTAGGAATAAGAAAATGGATAGTAGAATATTCTGATGTAGGTATCCCTAAAAATTCAGAACTATTTTTAAAGCCAGTTGGACATGTTGCAGAGCATGTTCTTTCGAAGATAAATGAGGTTAATTGGAAGAATTTCCCTGGAGATGGGATAGTTATTAGGAGAAATCTATTGTCTATAATAGATAGAATTGATAACTTAGGAGAAAAGAATAAAAAGTAAACGTACTTAAAATTATGGAAACAAAGAAGATTTTTATCCCATTTTATTTGGAGTATTTAAAGTGTGTGAAACCTTTGCATAGTGATAGCTATCCTATTTTTATTTTTAGAAGTGTTGTTGGAGACAGGTTTCATGTGACGCATAGGAATGGATCTATAGTTTGTAATGTATTAAAAAGTAATTCTAGAGAGTATCTCCTCATTAGGGGTGAAGTGAAGGACAATGAGAAATTAAAGCCCCTAGGTAAGATATTACTTAGCAAATCATTTGATGACATCGATTTAAAGATATACTGGGATAGCGAGGAATACTCAGACCGTATTTCTAAGTACGATAAAAATCAGCTCTTACTGACCATTCTCAATTGTCTTAATATGAATTTATCACCTAATAATGTGATTAATGATAGAGTGACTATGTTTTGGAATCTTGCAAAGAATAGCGATATTAACAGGTTCGAAAATCCATACAAAGATCATAGAAAGGTCGGTATAATTGAACAATCGTTGTGGGAACAGGGAAGATATTTTTCTGAAGAAGTACATAAACACTTCAAAAACTATAGTATGAAAGATAAGATTAATCTCAATAATGTTGAATGCATTCTTGATATTGAAACCGGGATCAGCTTAGTGAAACTTGATGTAAAAGAACAAAACTCATGTGGAGGCTTTTACTTAGTTGGACTAAAGAAAAAATTTGATGAGAGTTATTGTCTCGTAATAAAGGAAGTTCCTAACAGAGGACTAAAATATAATCGATACAGTCCCCTAAATAGAGATGAAGGGATTGATCTTATTTCAGAACTTATTGATAGGAATACAAACATTTCTTCGGTTCTATTTATCAGAGATAGTTGTGGTACTTGGGAGAAGATTGAGACTAATAATGTCAATGACTATCTTAAGTACATTAAACTATTGACTGATAAAGTAACTAATGGAGACAATGGAGACAATGGAGAGACCGAAGAAGAGCGTATTAGCAGAGAGTTCAATGTGAACTGTCTCGTAAAAATAGCTGAGGGGATCGGGAAAAGGATCGACAGAGACAGGAAGTACATTACTTCTAAAGATATTTCACCAATTCTTGATGGATTACAGTCTACTATCAATTACCTTAAGTTACTTGAACCAAAGGATTGATAATAAAAAGGGACCACACATTGGATGGAGTGTCAAGGGGTTCGAGGCCCCTGTGGTCTCCAAGATAATTAATATAACATTAAAATATAAGAACAATGGAAACAAAGAAAATGAGCAAAATCGAGTCACTGAAGAATAGTAATAATCAATTCCCAATTTATAGAACAAAATATGGGAGAACATTTCTAGGACTGTATAGAAATCTGAACAAAAATTCAGTAATTGGACTTGTGATTCCAGATGCAGATAGGGTTGAATGTTCTGAAAGTCATCTGGAAGATACTGGGGAATTTGGGGATAGGATAATGAGGCCCATAATTAAGACTAAGTTTATTCTTAATGATGATGACTTAGAAGAGTTTTACAATTAAATAATAGTGCCCCCCCGGGTTTCCGGGGACCTTTATGTCGTTTAGTAAGTTTAAAAATATGGAGATGAAAAGGTTTTTAAGTCCGTTTTATCTAGAGTATATAGGATGTATCGCTCCAGAAACTGGATTTGAATATTCTATTGTTTTTAGGTCAGTAGATGATGAGTATATCACTGTAAGTCGCAAGAATAAATCTAAATATCTGGACTTTTACAGATCGAATGTCTTTGACCAAACGACTATAGAAGATGTAAATGAGATTAATAAGTCTATAACATCTCTCAGAGAGTTTATTTGTGGAGGCCTTGACAGTATTGAATTTGATATATTAGATGTCTCTGGAATCAGATTATTACCACTTGATTGGTTTATAAGAAGATTCCTACTAGCAATAATAAATTGCTTGGATATTAGTTTCTCGCAAAATATTACTGATGAGGTGATTAAACTTTGGGGAAAATTAAAGGAGGTTAATTTGGCAATTCTTAAACTCAAACATAAAGATGAAGATACAAAAGGAACCTTATATGGGAAAGACTATAATCGGATTCTGGCTACTTTTGAAGGTCAAGGTAAGTTCTATTCAAACGAACTACGGAATTATTTCAGCAGAGAATATGTAAGAACTTGGAAAATTGCTGGTTTTCTCGATTTGAGTGAGCGTATGGAAGAGGTAGGAGAGGTTGAAGAAGAGTCTATAGATATGATTCTAACCTCTGTAGAAAGACTAAGAGAAGAAGTTAGTGAAAAACTAATTAAGTCTTGCACCTATCAACCAATTATGGATAGTTTAACCTACATATCCAAGTATATTAAAACTATTACAAAAGGAATAAATAGACATTAAAGTAATGGAAACAGAAGAGGAAGTTATCGAAATAGAATCACTGGAGAATAGCAACAATCAATTCCCAATCTATAAAACAAAAACTGGGAGGAAATTTATAGGCTTATATAAAATCCTGAACGAAAATTTAGTATCTGGATTTGGGATTCCAGATGATAGTAGTATTCAATGTTCTGAGGAACTTCTTGAGGAAACTGGAGAGTTTGGGGATATGCCACCAATATCCATACTAAAAAAGAATACTTACTCATATAAGATTGTTCGAGAGAATGGTTATTTAGAGGAGACTTGCAGGTATCCCCAGGGATTCTAGAACATTTATGTAGTTTCATATTATGACAACAAGAGAGAATAATGAGTATACAGTCTACGTAGATACTGATAGAAGAATCTTTATAGATGATATTCTGAGAGGGTTTATATTAGAAGACTCTTTAATATTTATCTTGTAATAAATCAATTCTGACCAATACAGGGAGATCTACTAGTCGATCAATCTGTTAGGACTAAACTTAATAAAAGAATAAATCAAAGAGAAGAAATAAAATAAATTCAACAATTATGAAAACAATTAATTTTATATCAAGCATTATCTTATCAGTAGTAAGCATTTTCTTACTATCACTTTTCACTGGATGTGAGCCAGAAAACAGTATCATAGTTGATCCAGTTCCACGGCCTGAACCACCAAAACCGAAACAAGAGATCAATCCACCAATAAATCTCAATTTCCTCAATGCAGATAAGATGCTGTCAAGGATCCTATCCGGAAAAGAGGATGGTAAGATTGTAGTGGCTCATATCTCAGATGTACATGTATCACACTGGTCAAGTAACAACTCAGTTCACAAACCAAAGAACCTCATCGAAGCTGTAGACTATGTAAATAAAAGTCGTAACTTTGATGTTCTTGTAGCTACGGGAGACTTCATCCATAATCATCAGAGAACCCCTCACGAAACTGCAATGGAGTACCTTAGTGTATTCTCTAAGAACCTGTTTACTGATACGAATAGGGTAGTATCTCTTACTTGCACAGGAAACCATGATGGGAATATGATCAATAAGGACAAGAAATCGTGGATCACTACAGAAGATTTCTACAACACAGTTACCAGTAAGATAGGTGGAAACATCAAGATCCAAGGAAGAGTAAATTACTATTACTATGACCTTCCGGATAATAATGGTGGATACATTAGGTTTATCTCTTTGGATGAGATAGATAATGAAAGTGATAGCGTAAGTACTCAGTTACATCCTGCCTACTCTCATAAACAGATTGACTGGTTCGTTAATGTGGCTCTTAAGGAAGGAATGACTCCAAGACATAGCGTTGTTATCCTGACTCACCATCCTCTTCCAACTACCGATAAGGAAGTCTTGAAGTATGTTTATAACGAGCATGAATACTCATGGTATATGATTCCTGAGATTATTGAGGCATTTAGGAGCAAGAGGAAACTGTCTAAGGAATACAAAAATAGATTTGTCAAGGGAGACATTATGAAAGTAAATGTAGACTTCAGTAACTCTCCGGGAGAATTTATTTGTTATATGTGTGGACATATTCATACATACTTCAATTATGAAGTAAAAGGTATTTCAGACAGTAATCCAAACTTACCTAATCAGGTTGTATTGGTTTCTAATAATATGTCCCCATCCGAGAAGAATCCGATTTCTCCCATCGAAAGAGAAACTGTAGGTATTAAGAACAATACATTCAATATCTATTCTATTGATACGAAGAAGAGAACTATTGATGTTACCTTCTTTGGTGCGAATTTGGTTAGTTATCCTCAGGTTATTAATATTAAGTATTAAGTTATGTGTTCACCAATAACGGTCTCTAGGTATTCATCATTGAACTTGGCATGGGAATTGGGGAGAGAACATAAAAGTGTTCTTAGGTCAATTAGGAATAATAAATCATATTGGGAAAATATTCTTGATCGAGGGCCCCTGGTAGAAGGAAAGTATGAAGATTCCAAGGGAAGGGATCAAAAGATGTTCGTTTTCACTAAAGAAGATTTTGAGAAGTGGTTAGAAATATTGGGAGGACGAATAATCCAGACAAAACAATGAATAGGAATGAATTGAATGAAAAGAGCCCCAACAGAGTTTTTGTTGACAAGTTTGGGGATAAGTACGTATTAAGTAATAGGTGTCCAATAACAATAGGTGATTTTGTATATATTTCTGGGTACAGAGACTCGGATGGACTTGGAGTGTATTATGAGAAAAGTTCATGTGAGCTAGTTTTTACTGGATCCGAAGTAAGTGATCATTATGTTTCTATACTTAGGGGACTAAGTAATATAAAGTCGAAAGAGGGAAATCTTGGGATGATTATAGATAGGTATGGTATGAGGTTTTACTATGGACCTGAAAAGTTCATCCTATTTGACCACTTAGGAGATAAACCATAGCTTATGTTAATATTAATTTCAGGAATCATCCTTGTTTTAGCATCATTTATTGGAGTTGTTATGATTATTACGGAAACATTAAGGGATAAGTAATATGGATTTACAAGAAGCGAAAATTTATGTAGGCACCATAGAGAAGTACAACAACGGATCTCTAGATGGTAAGTGGGTAAACTTGTCTGACTTTAATTCATTGGATGACTTTCTTGATGAGTGTGAAGAAATTCACAAGGATGAAGAAGATCCAGAGTTCATGTTCCAAGATTGGGAGAATATTCCGGACGGATTAGTTACTGAGTCTAATTTGAGCGAGGACTTCTTTTACTTAAGAGATAAGATATTATTTAATTTAGATGAGGATAAAGAGAAAGCATTCTGGATATGGTTGGACAATACAAGATCGACCGTTGACTTCGGAAACCCGCACAAACTGGTAGTAGACTTTAATGACAGTTATATTGGAAAATATTCTAGTGAGGAAGAGTTTGCAGAAAGTTTACTGGACGACTATGATCTCCCTGAATTTGCAAGAATGTATTTTGATGTTGAGAAATTTGCAAATGATCTATTTATATCAGATTACTGGTATAAAGATGGGTTCGTATTCGATAATAATTGAGAAGATATGGGAATAATTATAATTTTAGGAAGTATTATGGTAATATTAAGCGGTGTCGGCTTAATTATGATGACCTTTTCTGATTATAGTGGAAATAAGAATAATCGAAAATATAAATAACAAATAAAAATTTTGTAATATGAAAAAGATTTCAAGTTTTTCTATTTTAGGTGTATTGTCTATTTTGATGGTCTCACTTACATCATGTGAAAGAGTTGCACCAAACTATGCTGGAGTTCTTATGGAAAACTTCGGTAAGGATGGGAAGAAGGATTTTACTATCGTAACTGGAAGGGTATCCACAATTGCTCCTGGAACCGAACTATTTCAGGTTCCACTTTTCGATCAGAGAGGAGAGTTCGAAGAGCCTGTTACTTTGAAAGCTGCTGATAATACAGAGTTCACAGCCAAACCTGCATACTCATACCGAGTAATTAAGGAGCGTGCTATTGATGTTGTATTTGATAATAAGCACATTGATGATGGACGTAACGATAAGTTTATGGAATCCATTGAGGATAATATCCTTGAACCTAGAATCTATGACTTAATCAAGGAAGAGAGTAGAAAGTATAAGACTGACAGCTTAATGGCCGACGGAGGATCCCTTGTATTCGAAAGACAATTGGAAAAGGTAGTAGAGGAAGAATTTGAGAAGAGAGGATTTAAGCTCCTCACCTTTACAGCTCAATTAGAGTTCTCAAGTAAGGTCAAGGAGAAGATCGACAATCGAAACGAAGTAAATACAAACATTTCAGTTCTTGACCAACAGATTGAAGAGCAAAAGAAGAGAAATGAGCTGGAACGATTAAAGACTGAACAGGCACTTATTATGTCAAAGGGACTCACTCGGGAGATTCTATACAAGCAGTTCATCGATAAGTGGGACGGTAAGACTCCCCTGTATGGAGTAGCTCCAGAGTTTCTAAAACTTACTCAGTGATATGAAAATAGTAGATAATTATACCGGATACGTAGCTATTTTGGCTTGTAGCTATGAAGACGGTATTGATTCCACTAACTGTGACTTTGCGGTATTGAAGTTAGACGATTATTTATTTAAGTCCTTAAAAGATGTTAAGTCAATATCTGATTCGATAAGAAGTAGTGGTATTATATTATATAACTCTAAAATTGATAGTATAAATTTATTTGCCTATAACTGCTCTGCATGGTTCTTATCTAAGAATATCTATCTAAAAGATAATCTAATTAAAAATGAGTCTTTGGTATATGGATTGATACATAATGTAGAGTTTGATGAAGGTGAGGTAGAGCATGCAGATGATTTCGGTGAATTTGCTCTAGAAAAATACTATCAGTGTTTGAACGAAGTTCCAGAGGTTTTCATGTTAAAATACTTTCCAGGTAGTGATAGAATCGTTTTTAGTACTGGAAATGTATTTGAATACGGGACTTTTGGTATAGGCCTAGAAGAACTGATCAACTTGATAGAGAGTAATAAATGATAAAGATAATCTTATTACTAATAGCTTCTATGGTAATCGCGTCTGTAGGAATTTACATGGAACTGAGAAGTAAAGATGATAAGAATTAATTTAAGAGATCTCTCAGATCACCTTCCTGAATTTATTGGAAGTTCTTTCTACACCAAGTACATAAGTCCAAAGATCGTCAATGATAATGGATATATCATAGATTTTTCTGGATGCAAGTACTTGGGGTGGGGACTGATGAGAGATCTCTATATAATAAATAAATATAGGGGAGGACTCGTAATTACTGGATTAGGTCCGGAAGGAATTAAAATACTATTCCTGTTCTGGAAGAGTATGAGAGATGGAAGCTATCTTAATCGTATGGACGGTCCCGAGATAAATTTTGAAGATAGAAGTAATTTAACTGAATGTATTTTTGATTGAAATGGAAAATATTGAAGAATTTGTTACTACCCCAGGTGAAGGAGAATTAAAGGTAGTTTACTACCTTAGGGAGGAGCGAGGAATGGTAGTAAATTCAGAGTCTGGAGACTACTATATTGTTAGTACAAATGAAGACTTGACTCTTATATTTTCAAAAGTCACTGAAGACATAAAAGTAACTAGATCTAAGTTTGCTGGATCGTTGATAAGGGATCTCCTATATAATTATTGTAGGCTGATTGAAATTAGGGACTCCATAGAATCTGGAAAGGGTAATTTCTATCCCTTTGGAGCATCCTTTATTGATGACGTACTCTCAATAATCAGGGAGAATCTTTCGGAAGAAGAGTCACTTCAAATTCTTAAGTCAGATCGAGATGAGATTAAATCTGTCATAAGTAAGATCGTGGAAAACCTCGACAAAAAGATTGAAATTGATAAGTCTAAAGGGAATTACTATACTTTTAACGATGGGGATAAGGATATAGAGAATATTGATTACTTAGGAAATCTCAAGTTCGTATTTATTAATGGAAAGACCTTCCTAGTAACTAATTATGGTAGAAATTACGCCCTATTTAATCATGCATACGGGCATGATCTTGTGAATGTTGGATTGATGAGTCCAGAGGATTATATTAGTAGAGGACTAGGTTCTGAATACAACACCTTACAGGACGTATCACATGAAAAAGATATGGTAAAAAGGTTTGAAAGTGAGAGTTTTAGTAGAATGAAGATTGAAGTTGAGGGTGATCTTATCTATACTGATAAGGAAGATAGTGATTTAATGGAGGTTCTCAGGAATACTGTCAGAAATAGATTCGAAGATAAGAGTTTCGAGAAGGTTGATGAAGGAATAACTGATGTCGATGACAACAGAGGAGAAGAGTCAAACCCACTAGAGACTAAGGTCGGTGATAAGCTGAAGATTCTAAAGTTCAAGGATAATGACTACGACATAACTGGAGTCTTGATGTATGACAATTGGGCTAATAGATACATATTTTTCGGACAGGATTTGATTATGGATCAGCCTATGTTTTTTGTAATGGACGATGAGTTGATCAAGAAGTTAGTTGATGTACCTTCAGACGACTTGGCTATAACCAGAGTAAAAAGGTTCTACAGTGACTTCGTTGACTTTCCAGAGAAGAGATATTGTGACAATGTTAAGGATGAGGATTATAGGCCGACTAACAATACCCTATATAAAATGAGATCAATTCTAAGAGCTGATGGGAGATTTAGTGATGAAGAAATTTATCGATAAGATTCTTTACCTTAACGTACCAGTAAAGGTTGCGATTATCTGCTTGGTACTATACTTCTTTATTCATGTATTTAATCATGGGAATCCTTGGATAGGACTGTTTGGTTCAATTGCTGATTTATTTCTTGGAGTAAAGTGGGTTCAATATAACAACGACTTAGATTATGAAGATTAATTACGAAGAGACTGAGTATCCAAAGATCGATACTCTATTTATGCGAGATGACAGAAAAGTTATTATTCCCGATCAGTTCTGTAATCCACTATTCTATTACCTATCTGACTTGAAATGGGAAGCTACAGAAAAGATCGATGGAACAAACATTCGGGTAATCGTACTTCCACCTGAAGAGGATGGAGGAATGGTAAGTGTAGAGTTCATGGGAAGGGAGGAGGTATCCGAAATTCCAAAGAGACTCTTAGAAAAACTGAAGTCTTTGTTTCCTGTAGAAAAGCTGAATGAAGTATTTAATAGTGGGGAGAGAAAACTCGATAATGTTGCAGTTCTATATGGAGAAGGATACGGAGTAAACATCCAAAAATGTGGAAAGAGATACAATTCGAAAGATGTAGACTTCATTCTGTTTGACGTTAAGATCGGAAAGTGGTGGTTACTCAGGGACAATGTTGAAGACATTGCTAATAAGTTAGGAATTAAAGTCGTACCGATTGTTGGACATATGACGATCCCAGAAGCCATTGAAAAGGTTCGTAACGGATTCTTGTCAACGGAATCTAATGATAAAACCTTGCAAGCAGAAGGCTTGGTGTTGAAGTGTCCATATGGAATTTGTGATAGATCTGGTAAGAGAATCATTACTAAGATAAAAACGAAGGACTTTAGGAAACTGGAGGCAAGAAATAAGAATGATGAAAGAGATAGACGGAATTTGGAAGAGATGGGCATCAGGGGAGAGATTGTCGGAAAAGATTTATAAATATGAAGTAAGATATAATAGAATCGTTGCAGTGGAGTTGATTGCAAACTGCATCCGATATGCCATTTGGAATCCAGAAAGTCAAAAATACGAAATAAATAATTTTACGGTTGAATCTATTCGAGAGATTGTAGGAGTTTCGGACATAGATAGAAAATTAGATATAATTTATATATCAACTAAGTTTCCCAATATACGTAAGTATTATGGGGCCTTATTATATGTGTTAGCCTATAAAGATGAAATCTTATCTATGGATAGTTTTATTAACCGGCACTTAGTCTGTCTTATCCGTGAAAAAGATAATGGATGTATGATTCTTAGGAAGGCATTTATGGAGGCTGAGGAATATCTTCTCGAGTTATTCCGGAACGAAGAGGGTAAATAAATTAAGAGGAGTTCAGTGGACAGTTTTTGGTGTCTGTTGAACTCCTGTTTTTTTTTCGTAGCTGGAGACCTATCTATCAGGGCAGAAACCCTTAAAGGTGAATTACCCACATTACGATGAATCATCGTACTAGGAGGGGGGTTTTACTACAAATGAAACCCCCCTCTCAAATGGGTGAAATTAAAATTGTAAGTCAATGAAAATCATAGAGTTAGAGAAACCGGAGATGATAGGAGAGTATGAGTTCTCTGGTAAGAAAGTAGGGTACTATAGGGATAAAGGAGATCCGATCTTTAATTCATCAGATGTCTCTTCAATCCTAGGAATTAGAGACCCATACAAAGTAACTTCCAGACTGTCTGATAAAAAGAAGATGATGTGCTTTAGGAATAGCAGTCGTGGTGGACATGTGTCTTGGTTCATAACACTAGATGGGCTGGTAGAACTCGTATATAGAATGAGAAAAGAAGATGATAATTCAAGAGAATTTGTAAAAAACATAATTTTTGAAACTTATAAATATAAGAATAAATGCAGCAAGTAAAGATTTTTAGTGAGAAAGAGTTCGGAAGACTCGGTACAGTAGTAAAGGACGGAATTGGTTATGTAAATCTATCCGATGTAATGAAGTCCTTGGAATTGAAGAATGCAACTTCGGTAAAATCCAGATTGGATAGTGATGGGGTCGTGGATATTATGGTCATTGGGGAGGATGGAGTACCGTACTCATCTACATTCATTGACGAGCCAAACATCTACAGATGTATCTTCCAGAGCAAGAAGCCAAATGCGAAGAAGTTCCAAGATTGGGTGTTCAAGGAGGTTCTACCATCGATTAGGAACACTGGAATTTATGCTACGGAAGAAACTATTGAAAAGTTCTTGAAAGACCCTGACTCTATCTTCAAAGTAATTGATAAATGGAGAGAAGAAAGAGAAGAGAGATTGAAAGCCGAGGGTGAAAGGGACGTCCTAAAGCTGGAAGTCAAGAAAAAGGATAGTAAGCTGGAACACTACGAGATGATCACCAAGTCAGAGCATTTACTTACTATCACTGAGGTATCTAAGTTCTTTGGTACTGGCCCAGTTATTTTCTGTAGGTTGATGAGGGCCCTCAGGTTTCATCGAAAGTTTCGTAACCACTATGAACTCATTCAGAAATATTCAGACAAGAATTATGGCAAAGTCGTTGAGGTTCCTGTTTTGGACGAGAATGGAGATCCAATCATGTGGAATAAACAACTTAATTATACTAGAGCTGGTAAGGAGTATGTAGCACATTGGTGGGAGAAGATTGGACTTATCAGCAAGAATGGTAGTAAACAGTTTGTTTTTAATCGAGAGAAGGCAAAAGAAATTCTTGGACTGAAGACCGATGAGGAATTGGATGAGTTGGAATATGAAGACAATTTGATCTGATAAAGTATGAGAAGATTATCTGATGAACAAATTATCCAGATAAGCAGGGACAGACAAAGAATCAGTATGGGGAGCTCTAAGGAGTTCCCCAAATCAATGACATATAGTGAGTTTGTAGAACTTTTGGTAGAAAATGGGGTTAGAAAGGTTGCAAAGTATTTTGGTTGTAGTAAGGAAAGTGAATCAAACGACTTTTCAATAGACGGATCTCTCGATCTCTCGACTATCCTGTATTACTGGAAGATTATGTATGGAGAAGGTGAGAAGGTTTATCTTCCCGGATTATTAGAAAGAATGAATAAGGAGTTCTCTCTTTTCATTGTACATGATGATCCAGTAGAAATATGCGTACGTAGAAGATACGGACTCAGTGAAGACGATTATAATGCCCTATCAGACGAAGATCGAAATAGGATGAGAAAGGAGATAGAGGATGACCAGAGTATTATATTTACTTATGGATGCCTCTTCTATACAGATAAAGATTGTGATAAGTAACTGTTAATTATAATTAGTATGATAACTTCGTCAGAAAAACAGATTGAAAAAGTAGATAGTGACTTAGAAACTATACTCAACGGCAATGATCATAAGATGTTTCCAGAATCAATTAAGTATTCTGAATTTATTGATCTATTGGGTAAGTGTGGAATGTCAGAGGTTGCAAATCATTACGGATTCTCAATAGAATTTGGAAATCTTTTTTCAATAGATTCTGAAGATGATCTTCGAGTTATTCTTCTATACTGGCTAGTTAGGTATGGAGAGAATGTAGAAGTCAACGTATGTGATTTGATTGATGAGATGGAATCGAGTTATGTATATCACCTATTCCCAGGCGACGATGTAATAGAAGAATGTTTAAGAGAAAAGAAGAGAATTTGTGGTAAAGAACATAATTCATTATCAGACGAGGATAAAATCAGATTACAAAAAGGAATTGAGGAGGATAAGAATATACTGGTAGTTGATGATCATATATTCTTTATTCGATGGACAAGTAATGAAGGAGATTTATCAAGTCAACAGTTTCCGAGGTGAAAAAATGCCTAACGGCTGATTTAGTGGAGATTACGATATACAGATCCAAGTCGAAGAAAATCGACTTGCCTGATTATTAGGAACATACATTTACCAAAACGAAGAAAATAGTTCTGGCTGATTGTCAGTAACTTACGAGACAAATTGTCGATAGGAGAAATCTCCTTTCTGGAAAGAAATAGAAATTATTATGGATAACAAAGAACAAATAGACGAATCAAAAGATCTAGGTAAATTCCTAGAAAGATTTTTCGGATTCTTGAATGGAGTTACAGATTTTATCTCTGGGAATTTAACCGAGTCTGAGTTTAAAAGAGTAACTAGAAACTTCTTTACTTCATCAGATCCTACCTACTTGGATATAAATAAATTCAAAAACTTTACTCCTAATGATATAGTATTCAAAAGGGAAGAAGAAATTGTAAAGGGATTTGACAATATCTCCTACCTAATTTTTAATGGAGTATTTGGTAACGAACTGAAGTTTACCGAGTATTCCAGTTACCCTGGAAAGTGTTGTATTAATGACCAAGTTTCTTACGAGATCCCAGAAGATGAAGAGTTGTCCAAGGTGTCAATTAGTGGAAACTTAGATAGGCTATATTTCTATCTCGGATTAGATTACCTCTGTCACATAACCAACTATGAACTATACGAGGACTATAGGAGTTATGGGAAGGGGGAATATCTAGGTGACGCATTGTCAAGCGCATTCTCCTACGTAACTGGATCGAAGTATCCTAGTGGATTTGATTTTACGATCGAGATGTTCTTATACAATAATTTTAGGGACATAAATCACTACGGACCATTTACGTTTGATGATCACCTAGATACTTTTATATACAATTACAAAATAAAAAACTCAAAATATAGTACAAAATGAAAACGATTGACGAAAAAGATCTTTCAAGATATGAGTCCATTGTTGAAAATTTCGATTTTGGAGAAGACGATCTAGCCACGACTCCAATAAGTATAGAAAATTTCATTTCAAGCATAGAAATCTTTGGGTTATCTAAGACTCTAGTAATATCTGGAATTCCTGAACTAATAGCTAGGAAGAAAGATGTTCCAAATTTCATCGCATTTTGGAAACTGTACGACGAAACTTGTATTAATCCAAGGAAAATTCTTGAGGAGATGGATAAATCTGATCAGATAACTCTTCACTACTCTCCGGAGTTCCATAGGGATGAAATTTTTGGTGAGTATTTAAGGAGAGAGTCTGGAATTGATTTCAGCTTCCCATTCTGCAAGGAAAACCTTAGAAAACAAGAAAAGGAATTTGAAAAGAGTAATAAAGTGTTTAGAATTGGGAAAACTGTGTACTTTCTTTGATAATTATAAATATGGAAATATTAGTTCAATGTAGATCAGATGTTGCAATTAAAATATCTAATTTAGATTGTAATGAGATAAGGGATATTATAGACTTCCAAAGTAAACTGAAGGAAATCTTGAGTGATGGCCCTAAATTCACATTATCATATGAAATCAGTGGAGAGGTAGATAGATACATCTTGGACAAGAAGTTTTTATCTAACCTACTTGGAGACAATTCGATTGTGTTCAGTGAGAGTTATATACCTATTAATGAATCTATTGAATGTGTCGAATGCGTAGATACATTCCTAATAGTCGATCCATACAGGCAGGAAGTAAGTTTTGATTTTCGTATATGTAACGACCACGTGGTTGAGGATTCATACAAATCAAGTCTAGAAAGTTTCTTCAAGATACTCGGAGGATTTTGTGAAAGTCAGGCACAATTACAGGGCACAAACCCTTAAATATGCGAAGAAAATAATTTTGTAGGGAGAATTTTTCTCCCAACGGAGAAGTAACCCTAATTTGGTAAGGGAGCAGTTTGCTAAACTGTTAGTAGTCAGTAACATGACGTGTAGGTTCGAGTCCTACTTTCTCCGCTCTTTGGGGGATATGGTGAAATTTGGTAGACACGCCAGACTTAGGATCTGGTTCATTCGTGAGTGAGAGTTCGAGTCTCTCTATCCCTACATGACAAATAACTTGGAGGAATAACCCTAATTGGTAAGGGATCAATCTTGAAAATTGATAGTAATCGGTGAAACGGTGTCTCGGTTCGAGTCCGGGTTCCTCCTCAAAAGTCCATCGTTAGCTCAGTTGGCTAGAGCCTCAGGTGCCCCAGTTCGAATCCGGGATGGTGGACTTCTAAATCAATTCCACCCTAGCTCAGTTGGTAGAGCGGAGGACTGAAGATCCTCGCGTCAGTGGTTCGAACCCATTGGGTGGAACGAATAAATCGCGGGATATGGGAGAGGCACCCAGTTAGGCTCATAACCTAAAAGTCGCAGGTTCGAATCCTGCTCCCGCAACGGTGGTCAAAAGAAATGTATTCGCTCAAATATCCATTAGAAGTATACTTCTTTAGTTCCTTTCTTAGGTTGACATAGGATATTGTTAAGAGCAGTCAACCTTGAAATGGTGCTTTAGTTCAGATGGTCAGAATGCCTGCCTGTCACGCAGGAGGTCGCGGATTCGAGTTCCGCAAGCACCGCACACCTTGCATTGGGTGTCTTAGAAATTAAAAGACAGTACTTACTTATCATCTCGTAAGATCTGATGGTAAGTCGATTATCCTCAAAAACCATGCGTGTTGTCAGTTCCACGTATGTACCAAAAAGGTGACGTTAATATGACGTAAGATTATGTTGGACGTCCGGTAACTGATACCTTCGCGAAGGTTAGATCCCAACGGCCTCTTTTTCCGTCAATGCTTAAATGTTTGGGACGCTTTATTTCCAACGACCGATAGACGGAACAGGTGAGGAGAAGGTACTGAAAGTAAGAATGATCAACTTATCTTTTTTACTAATCCTCACCTAAATTTGCTCATCTATAAATAGAATGAGTTTCGGGGTCTGACCATCTAAGATATGGTTCGGACCCTGCGTTTGCGGGAGTAGCTCAGTTGATTAGAGCATCAGCCTTCCAAGCTGAGGGTCGCGGGTTTGAGCCCCGTTTCCCGCTCATTAAATCGTGGTAAGTATGAATCTAGATAACTACTTGCTGCGTCGCACTGAAAGAATTAGTAGATGTAATTTCAGGCGTTTAAGAGCCTACTATGGGAAGTGACTTTCCCACCACATGAAGTTTACGAAGTCCGTGGAGCTCTGTAATCCTAGGTATAATTTTATACTTCGTACCACATTTCGATGTGGAAATCCATGAAGAGTCACATTCATGGAGAACAGGGTAGTGGGATAGTCAGGTCATTCCGCCACATTTGGGATGTGGAGATCATCGGTTCGAATCCGGTTTACCCTACTTCACATTACATGTGAATATAAATTGATCATTGGTACACTTTTATCTGTGAAGATTCTGAGTGTACAAACTGTTTCCGTAGCTCAATAGGATAGAGCAACAGCCTTCTAAGCTGTAGGCTCCGAGTTCGATTCTCGGCGGAAACACCATGACTTTCATCATAATGTTTTTTTTAATTTACCGCAGTCCGTGAGGATAGCGGTAATTTTTTTTTCGTCTAATCAATTAAAAATCATATTATATGGGTACAGTTATATTTATTTTAGTATTATTAGTCGTTGGCTTAGCTTTTGCAATATTTGGTGAGGATTTGGTTGAGATATTGATTAAATTCATTTTATATTTTATTTTAATATTTTTTGGGATGGGGATTGTAGTGACAGTTATCTGGGGGGTTTATACAATTTTAACTTCAATTTTTGGATAGTAACTATCAGATAATCAAGAGCGTCGCGATTCGCGACACATACAAGTTTGAGTAAATACCACTACCCTGATTTAGGGGACTGGTTTAATTAACTGAAAGTAAAGTAAAGTAAAGTAAGTAGTATGGATAAGACAATCATTATTTATTTCTACGTCATACCAATGATTCTAAGCATGATTTTCCTTTTATCATTTTTAGTACTAATGCTAATAGAATACAGGGATGACTCATTGTATGAGAATAAAACTAGACAATGTGCTATGAGGATATTACCATTACTCTCTGTGATCTGTGTGATAATACCAATTATATTAGTTATAATTTCTATATTTGTTAATTTATGAAGAGTAAGGTTGAAAGTTTAGTTGATTTGGTCAACGGACTATGTGAAAAAGAAACTGACGAGAAACTTAATTACAACGATTTAACTGAAATTACAGAGACTGACAAGGATTTTCCAGACATCAATTTCGTAGGAGATGAGGAAAATGATTCCGGGGACATTGTGATGATTAAGACCTTTCGGGATAAAGGAAGCGTTGGTTATTTGTATCTTCCATCCTTGTCTGAAATAGAGTTCGAGAGTGAAATCGGCGATATATTTTACACTTTCCTTAAGGACTATGATGAAGTTGCAGAGAAAGAATCAAAAGGAGAAGAAATCAACGGGTGGCAAGTATATTATAAAGAGATGTTCGAGAAGATATTAAGTAAGAAAGAGATTGAACTATTGAGATCAAAGTATGGAAAAGAATGAGAGAGATTTGTTTCTGAAGGAGATATATCTTAGGACTGAAAACTTCTATAGGAACCTTATAGATGGCAAGTTAGTCGACATAGCTGTAGGTCCTGAAATCGAGGATGAGTTTTCAAAGGGGTATGGACTAAAATATTATGGATCTCTTGGAGAATTTGAAGGGTTCGCACTAAGGCGTGGTAATAAGATAATAGAATCTCTGAGTAACATAGATTACATGCCAGTAGTAGAGGATGTATTGGATACCTATTTGGATGATTATCTATGTGTAAAGGAAATGATTGAAAGTGGGAAAGAAGTGTCTGATACTGAATGGATTTATAAAATCTTATTTGAAGACTTCTTTTCGAAAGAGGAGATTGAAGAATTGATTAAAGAGATAAGGTAATATAAGGCATGAAATTCAACGGGCTCAAATTTGAGCTTACCTAACGACACATATCACTGAGCGCAATTTTGCGCCCAGTTAATAATATGGAAATCAATTAATTAGGATCACTGAGCTCAAATTTGAGCCCAGCTATGACATATTGGTTCGTTTCCCATAAAGTAAAATCTGGAATAGAATAGAGATGAGCCGAAATTTCGGCTCATCTACCGTAACAACAAGTAAATCAATAACTTAGATGAGCCGAAATTTCGGCTCATCTCCTATAACAGAATATCAGTAACAAATTTTATAGTAATCGTGTATGAAAAGTAATGTTGAAAATTTTGAATTAGTATCTCAAGAGAGAATGACTTCAATTGAAATTTCAGAGATTGTTGGTAAGGATCACCGCCACGTATTGGAATCGATTAGGAGTATGGAAGATTCTTGGATAAAAGCTGGTGGTAAGAAATTTGTTGAGTCGACATATGTGGACAAATTAAATCGTGAGAAGCCTTGTTACTCACTGACTAAGACTGAATGTCTTTATGTGGCTACAAAGTATAATGATGAGGCCAGAGCCAAATTGGTCTTACGTTGGGAACAATTGGAAAGAGAAAAAGCTCTCAGTGGATTCGAGGTTCCAAAGACATTCCGAGAAGCTCTCTTACTTGCAGCTGAACAGCAAAGGATGATCGAAGAAAAGGGCAAAGAACTGGAAGTGGTCAGACCTAAGGCAGAGCTTATGGACAAGGTGATCAATACAGAAGATCTGGTTGATATTGGTCAGGCATCCAAACTTCTTAAGTTAGGTTTTGGAAGGAACACTCTCTATAAACTACTGAGAAAGATGGGTATTTTCTTCAAGAACAGGAATGAACCGAAGCAGGTCTACGTTAAGCAAGATTACTTTAAGTTGAAGGAAGAGCTTGTTACAGGATGGCCAGATCGGACGTACACAAGAGTCTATGTAACCCAGAAAGGGTTGGAGTTTTTAGGAAAGCAAAAATATGATTTGACGATTTTGAGTAAGGAGGATCAGGAACACTATGAAGACTAAGTTGTTATTACTCGTAGTTCTACTCTTATCATTAAGTAGTTGTGATAATCTGTACCAGACATCATTCAAAGCGAAGGTAGTAAATGATGGAGTAGAGTATCTTATTCCAGATAGAGAGTCAGAACTGAAATCTGAGATTGATAAAGTCCTTATGTACGAAGTCCTTGGAGCCTATCGCGATGCAGTTTTCCTGTCACAATGGAATAGAGAGACTGGTATGGACAAGGAGTTTTACAGACATTTGTACTTATGTAAAGAAAGAATCAAGAAAGGAGGGCCGTCAGATAAAAATCTAGAAAGCGTAAGTAAGGAAGACGTAATTAGAATGATTAAGTCAGGGAAGTCTGACAAAGCTGCTGAGGTATTCTATAGTAAAATCAATAGATTAAATGTAGACTTTGGAAATTCGAAATTTAGTACGAAAGGATCCGTGTATGTCCATGACATTATCGTAAAGTGGTGGTGTGACTTTGATGGATCAATCTTGTATCTATACGGGACATCAGTTAGTTATCCTCCAACTGTGGAAACTTTCAAGAAAGGAGTAAGGATTGAAAATGTATTAGAGAAGGAGATTGACTCTGACTATAGGAAGTACTGCAAGATGACAAAAATTGATTCGATTAAGCCAGAGAAAAATGTCCAGAAGGAAGTAAGTGGGAAGAAGTGGAGATGGGCAAAGACATACCATAACAAATTGAAAAGAAAATGAACCGTAAAATATATTTTGCATTAAAGTATTTGCAATTATTAGCCTCAATTTTTTTAGTTATTCTCACTATTATAAGTAAAGACCCATCTAATAATCTTTTTGGGATAGCCTGCGCTTTCTTATCACCGATGGTTACAGTAGAGATTGTATTAGCGCATTTAGAAGATTCAGAAGGAGAATAATTATGAGAAAAATACCTCTAGCATTAAAGTTAGTAGTACTTTTTGTTAATAATTTTGTTGTTATATATTCAATTTTGAGTAATGACCCCTCATATAAACTTTTTGGGGTAATCTGTGCCATTATCTCTCCTTCAATAATGCTTTGGGTTACACATTCACACTTAGAAAATTCAAAATAAAACTATTATGGAAAAAGAACTTGAAAAAATTTATTTGAAAAGAATGGATGGAATCGCTAACATGATCGGTGCTGACTTAGACATGTTTCGACCAGACCAAAACGATCAGAAATTCTTCCAGCTCTGTTTGGAACTTGGAATCATTGGAATCCATTTTACTGATTCACATGAAGATTCTGATTTTGTAGGTAAGGGAGTCTATAGTTATGACTGCTTCTTAGCAATTAGAGCGGACGCATCGGGGAAAACTGAAGGAATGTTCTTCAGGTACTCATGTAATCCAGACCGTGGGGGATTTAACATGAAGGACATGTTATATAGTCTAGTTAGTGACTACAGATTAACTAGGGAGACGAGCGATATGGGCGAATTCTTATCAGAGTTTGGGTATTTAGATGGTAGGGAAGGTAGAGATAGGCTGGATGATTACTTAAAGGGAGTTGAAATATACAATCAGCTAACCCATTTTGACAGAGCAGATTTTGAACATATTTTCACGCAAAGAGAGATTGAAAAATTAGAAGAATATCTTGATAAATTTTATTATGGAGACTACGACGATGAAAACGAACAAAATGAAAACGAACAGAATGAAAACAACTGAGATTAACGAGAGAATGATTGAGGAACTGAATGGAGTAAGCGATGTTCGAATCAGTTCATACGAAAGTTTGATGGAAACTGCAAACAAATTAATGGTAAAATTTATTTAATATGGACGTCAGGGATATAAAAGTAGGGAATTATTATTGGGACTCTCTTCATGGAGACAGTGTTTATTGCGTAAAAGTATTTGATAACGGAAATGAAGATGACTCCTATATCCGATCATACACTTTTGATGGTAAATATGTTAAGGAATGGTTTGTACCAGCATCCTTCGTGTGTCGATGTAGCAGTTATGAAGAGAAGTACTTGGAAGATGATATGGACATAAGAAGTAAGGTCTATACCTCGGAAGATGGTAATATACTTCCTTTGGATGAGTATGTCATGGACAAAGTAGACAATTTGATCGGAACAGTTGTAGTTCTTGCAGGAGAGGGAGTAGGAGTAGTATATGACCACGATACCTACATAAACGAGATATTAGTAGTTTCAGTGTCGGGTGGAATCCTAGAGAGGTCCAGTCTTGCACTACATGTTGATCATGTTTATGTAGCTGATAGTTATTACAAGTCTAAGTTCCAAAGACTCTTAGGTAAGAACGGATTTTACTATGACGATAAGTTCAAATTCATATTTAAGAGTGGTGATCTGAAGTCAAATATTTTAAAGTACGAAAAACCACCAAGAAAATGGGATTGGAATAGTATTGGTAGGGGAGCATTCCTTGCCTCAACGATAAGTGGAGGATTCACTGGAAAGGTAGTGGACCATGAGAGCAGTGCATTTGAAACTACTTTGATAAGCGTAACATCCGACGGTCTTTCCCCAGTGAAGATTAGATTTAAGACAAGCGATTTGAGAGTACCAACAGAAGAAGAGATAAATAAATTTGAAGAAAGAATCAAAAGGGCATCAGAGGATGCGAGGGATAAGATCCGTGAATGTGATCAAGGATACTTTGATAGTTCGAACAACAAGTCCGAATTGGGATGTTGAATTTATTGTGCCAGAAGAGAAGATCTTATTTTGGAGAGAGGAATATTTGGCACGATTGGGAGGCAAATGACCTTATACATAGAAATATAACCTAACCATTTATACAACAAAACGAAATGAAAAAAAGTATTTTATTATCCGTACTGGCAGTGGTATCGTTACTGTCAATGAGCAGCTGTGCATCTTTCCAGAAGGTTTACGACTGTGACACTTGTGATGCTGTAGTTTATAAGGAAGGAGTAGCCACTGGACAAATGTTGTTCAGGCAAGACTCATTGTTGAAGTTTACTGCGCTCGCTTTTCGACTTGAAGCTCTCAATAACTATGCTAATAGTTGTAGAGGAGGAATCGATAAGCTGACAAGAGAGGACATTATTGTCTTGAAGAATGTAAAGGACATGCTTCTTGGGAAAGAAACTCCAGCAGCAGTTCAGTCTAACAATCCTAAAGATTGGAATCATCGTATCAGTGGAGTAGACTTCGGAGACTCTAATAAGAACCTTCCAATTGGTCAGAGAGTAAAGAATGTATTTGGATACATTGTAAACATTGTCCTTGAGTATGACCGGGACATGACTATCATGGGAGAGATCCATCTCAAGAAAGATAACTGTATGCTTACTTGGATCTGCGATGATACGAAGGGAGATGTATGGGCACTTCATACTTACAAGAGTGTAAAAGGAAATAATTTCAGTAGCCAAACTATTATTCACGGGGGAAAACGAGTAAGTCCAGAGGTAGAACAATTGATTGATAAATTATACAAAGAAAAGGTACAGAAGAAATGAAAAATTTTTTGAAAGTATTTGTTGCAGTAGCTTTGACTGCAATTCTTGTAACATCATGTGGAAAGAATGGTAAGAAGTATGTTACGAATGAGTGTCAAGCAAGGGAAGTAATTCAAAGAGAGCTTACTAAGAATCTTGCTGAGGACTGGTCTAATCAGATCTTGGATAGCTGTAGTCTGTCAGATCCTACAAGAGACTACTTGAGTGATTTCAAGTATGTAGTTATGAGCTTTGTTTGTGACTCAGTAGAAGACATTACTAACTTCGACGGAGTTAAAGAGATGATCTTGGCAAAGGATTCAGCTGGACTTGATGTGTGGGATCTTGAAGTATTTGCCAATTCAGTTTATGACTATTCAGGAGCAGCTACATGTTTGGTAGAAAGAGATAACAAAAACACGTTTGTTTGCAAGCGAGATGGTTATGCTGATTTCCGATTTAAGGTACTCATTGATACTGACAGTACGGGACGAAAGTCCTACTCAGTAGAGTACTTGGACAACTAATAATTCAAACTTAGGGAGAGACTTGGTTCTCTCCCTTACATTTTTAATCTGGATGTTAATCTACTGGTTTTTAGTAACGTTATTTATCGTTGCAGACATTATAATCTGTAAAAATATAATTAGATATTTCTCGGAATCAGGATATGGGAGTAGATTTCTGGCGATAACGCTGTCAGCTATGTTATCATGTTTAATTGTATTTCAAACTTTATTAATGATTAAATTGTATGGATATACCTAACATATCTCCAAGTCCAATAGTAAACATTTTCGGTGGATTATCCTGTGGAGTGTTTTTCTTAAGCAGATTGATAGAATCCATTAAATATTTACTTGATTGTTACTTGGGTAAAAAGGAGAGTAAGAGAGTCGATATGTTTATGACTATGATCTCCCTGACATTTTCAGTTCCATTCTTCATCATAAGTTCGTTTGTATTAGCTGCCGGATGGATAAAGCTTTTATCATTAATAATTCACAGATGAAAAAACTTATTCTATTATTCATACTGACAGTTACCTTCTTCTACAGTTGTACGACAGAGAGATTGATAACTGCAAGAGTATATAACTCCAATTCTCCAGAAATGGAGCATGAGGATATTTACCCACACATTAAGACATTAGTACAGCTTCACGAGCTTGACATATATGTAACTAATAGAAGGTTAGAAAAGGAAAGCTGGATCCCTGATAGTGTGTATAACGTGCAAATGATGTACGTCTTAAACATGATCCAGAAGGGAGATAGTAACTGCGAAGAGTATCAGGATAAGATATTCTACAACGTAAGGGACTACAAAGGACTTAGAGACTATACCATATGTGATTTATTTGAGAAGGTTGATCATGGTATTAATTATATTGGAAGGGTTCGTACAGTTACTGGAAATATAAAGTTAGATGATCAGTCTACAATATATTGGAAATTCGATAATAATGGTAAACTGCAAAGTTTGTACTTGGAGGATGGAACAGGATGTGGAAATAATTTACATTACTATGAGGAAGGTGGGCGCACTCAATCAGAAGTGGAAAGAGTTGTCGAAATGTTATATTCAGGAGAAAACTATAAATATGTAAAGTGATATGAAATTAAAGAAAGAACATCGATTTATTAACCTTACGAATGAGGAAATCCCAGCAAGTCTTGGTAAAATATATTCAGATAGAGGTCATGGAGGATTAGCTGTAAGATCTATTGAGTGTGACCTTAATGGATATACTAAGGTAGAGTACATTAAAAAGGATGGGTCATTTGGATGGTATAATGCAATTACATTTGATCTATGTGAACCTGATCCACTGGAAAAAATGATTTTCAAGGAACTTTTCGAAACTGGATTTACTGGGTTGGTTAGAGAAACGTTGATGGAATTGGAATACGAATATAGTGGGGATGAAGATTTCTTCGGAGGATTTGTTGGTTACTATAATATGGGTGATCCCGTTGGATATAGAGATCTTCATGGATTTGTAGTATCTGCAAATGGTTATTATTTACACCCTAAGGATGGAAATGAAAATGGAAAAGTAGAGATTGAGTATGTAGATCAATCTGGAAATATTAATAGGTCATGCGTAATGGGTAGGTATGTATATGATCTACATGAATCTACTGAAACTCTTAGGAAAGGGTTAGAAAACTTTGGATATGTGTTCGACAAGGAATGTATGAGAATAAAGAAAAAGGGAGATCTTGTTCTACCTATTCCAAATTATTCTCTTATGTGGAAAAATGGAGATAAGGTGAGACATCTTCATTCTGGAAAAGTTGGGGAGATAGATCAAGTATCTTACGATACAGCTACAGTCCAATTTGAGGACTCATTTGAGATAGTAAATTTAAGGGATTTATTGTACGTAGAAAATTATGGTGGATAATTGGCTAGATCAAGTAGATAACTGTGAGGAAGTAAAGATTAAAAAACTCTATAGAGATTTTCTTAGAGGAGGAATGGTTGTCAGGGCAGTCTCCAAGAGTAAAGATGGAAGCACAACTGTAGAATACGTAAAGCCAGACGGAACTTTAGGAAAATACCTAGCAATGACAACTTACTTGAGTTCTGGATTACGCCAAGTTGAGGCATTAGTCTATTGTAATCTATTTTCAGATTATCATAAGATTGACTATAAGAGAAAGTTCTCTAGGGCTTTAATGGGAGACTTTGGATTAGGGGATATTGTAGAAATCCGAGACTCTAAAGTAGGAATAGTATATGGATATTCTCTTGACAATATTGAAAGAAGGTCTAAAGTGAAGATTCAATATGTTAGTCAATTGGGAGAATTAGAAGTTGATTATCTTAACAAGTACGATTGCAAATTAGTTGATGGATATGAAGATAGCTTAGCTATTTTCCACGAGTCGATGCATATCTTTGGATATGAATATGATGAGGATAGGAAGATGATAGTTAAGTCTGGAGATAGATTCCCAGCTTATCGTTGGAACGGATGGGGAATTGGAAATTATGTAGAGAAAAGAGACAATTCAAGTGCTCATGGAGTGATAATCAAAAAAGATGGAAGATATGCCTATGTAAAGTTCATAGGAAGAAAAACAGTAGAGAAAGTTCCAATGACTAACCTGTCCTTTTTACAAACCTCTAATAGTAGGACAACCGATAAACTTGATGAAATTTTTAAGGAGTCAGATGAGAAAGGAGAGGTATGGAGAAAATAAATTTAATAAAGTCAATCCTCTCTTCGGTCTTAGCTATTGGATCTTCTATTGCGCTTACAATAATTAAAAAACTAAATAGTAAACTAATAAAGTAAAATGTATGTATAAAAAATTAGTATTGATCGCATCAGTTATTTTGGTGCTGGTATCAGGTTGTGGGGACAGAATCAAGATGAAAAGAACTATAGTCCCTGAGAAGAAGGTTGTCTATGTTGATACAGTAGTTCTTCGAGATAACATCAAGAAGGCACTGAAGTTTATTGAGATGAATAGGATCGTTGGGGAAGTAAGTGACAAAGCTGATATGGATGGACTTTTCAATGATCCGGAGTTTGGGGTAAGTTTCTATCGTACAGCTTTCCGAGTGTTTGATTATATCAATACAGGAGCAAGTAGTGTAGGAATGTTTGAGATTAGTACACGTCCGGAGCTCGTAACTCTTATTCGAGGTGGAATGTCTATCTCAGCATCAAACATTATCTACCTAGAGATCAATCAGATGGACTATGACCACTTCATTGGTAAGCTGTCGAGGGATTCCCTGATTAATCATGTAACAGTTTTGTCAAATCGAATTGATTATGAATGTGACAGTTCTGGAATTGTGAAAGAGATGACAGTAACTCTCCCTGACAGTACTCAATTCGAATATCTTAAAAATGGAGAGATCTTCATTCAGTTTATGATTCCAATGCTTAGTGGATATCAAGCAGCAGAAGACGAATATAGACAAGTATATCTTAGAAAGTATGGAGAATAATAGCGAAAAGACGGAAGTAGTAAAAGTAGAGGAAAACAAAGAAGTAGATGACTTTCATTCAAGTATTAAGAAAATAGCTAATATGAAAGTATCTGATCTTCTTGAGAGCGTAGTATCCTACTACTGGAAAAGTGCAAAGAAGTTTTTCAATAAGTAAAAGTAATCAACCAGCCCAGTTAGACGAGTATAGTCTTTCTGGGCTATAATTTTTATCTTAAGAAAATTATGAGTAAATTAGAAGTAAAAATTGTAGTAGACGACGAGAGAGATATTCCATCATATAAACACGAAGGTGACGCAGGAGTCGACCTTAGAATGTCTCATAAATATGATAGTCCATTAGCAGTGTTCCCAAGAGAAACTAAACTCATCTATACCGGAGTTAGGATGGGCATTCCTTCTGGATATGAGCTTCAAGTAAGGTCAAGATCCGGACTAGCACTGAAGGGAATATTCGTAGCAAATAGTCCAGGTACGGTAGATAGTGGATATACAGCTGAGATTGGAGTAATTCTCAGAAACGAGTCTTCGGATATTTTCTGGGTAAATCCTGGAGATAGAATTGCTCAAGGAGTACTGAATAAGGTAGAGCAGGCAGAGTTTGTAAGGGTAGATGAGTTGGAGGAAACTGAGCGTGGTGAAGGTGGATTTGGATCAACTGGAGTGAAGTAGGTATGAATACAGATATAGAAAAGGTTAAGAATTCTTTTTGGGATCTTTTATGTATGTCAGATGATCTATGTAAATTACACATAGATAGGCTATTATACATAAGACGCCACTCAGAGGATATTGAATTTGTTATTGGAATGATGAAGACATACTCCAGGGTTATTCGTTGGATTGGAGATTTTGATCTGGAAGGTCTTTTCAAGGACTCAATTAGAACTGAGGAGTACGTAAATAAAATTAGAAAATATATTTTTATTTATATCGATTTTAAGAGTGAAGTATTCAGGTATGATGGGTGGTATAGGGATGCGGATGTTAACATAAAGGATTCAATAATTGTGGATGAGATACCCTGGGGGTCATTCTTCGACCGAACTTCAAAACTTATAAAGATGTACAATGAATTCGAGGGAAGGATGAAAAGTGATTTTCCAAAGTACAATTCTAAACTAAACTATTGTAACACTGATTGTTGGGAAAGGTCATACGAATACTTCAGAGATGTCTATTGTTGGTTCTTAAATAGGATTAGATTATTTTTTGATAATGTCGGCCTAAAATCTTTTATTGATTTTGCGGATAGATCGGGTGGATTTGATAACGTAGAGTTTGAAGTAGTCAAGAAATTCCCATCTAATAAGAGAAGCTATTGCGCGGAATGGGGAAACGATCGAAATAGACTCTCGGACGGTGAGAATTTTAAATTTATGTCTCTATATGATTACTTAAAGATAAGTGTCTAATTTTCAAGAGGGGAGTAAAACGCTCCCCTCTCATTTGAGAAGATAATTGGTATGAGGACTGAAACAAGAACATACGAGGTATATACCCTCAACGAATTGACAAAGAAGGCACGGGAAAAGGCATATAACGATTGGTTAGAACGTCACGACTATTATTGGGACGGAGAGTATAACCAAAAAACATTGCAAGCCTTTGAGCAGACTTTCAAAATCAAGATTGAACGATGGTCATACGACACATATAATTATACTTATCGTTTCACTTCCAACTACAGCGAGGAGGAAGACAATCTGAAAGGGATAAGACTTCTTAAATTCCTCGTCAATAACTATTGGAACGACTTGTATCGACCTAGGGCCTATTGGAAAAGCTACCAGAAGAAACGAGAGAGTCACATATTCGTTTCTAATGATTTTGTTCTGATAGGCTACTACATGGACGATGTAATATTAAAACCCATATACGATTTTTTGAAATCCCCAGATGACACAACTCTTTACGAGCTTATGGACAAGTGTTTGGATGGATTTTTCAAGGCTTGCAGGGACGATATGGAGTACCAATTCAGCGAGGAATACTTTGCCGAGAGCTGCGAAAAGAATAATTATGAGTTCCTATCTGATGGAACTATGTTTTAATAATAATAAACAAAAATAAGAATTATGTTAAAGTCAGAACAATTTATCAGAGATACGTTTTCAAAATATTTTAATGGATCGTGGACATTCCGCTTCAATGGAATGATAGATTCTGTGGATACTAAGATCCAAAGAGAGTTTGGGTCTTTTCCTGAAAGAAGTTGTATTTGGGCACATTACCGTGGATTAATATTTGGATCACCATATATAGATATGGTATTTGACGATAGGTATCACTCAAAATCGAAAGTTAGGAAAAAGTTTCTACGAAAAGAAGTATGGATAGATGGACTGAAAGATGAGATTAAAAACTTTAGTTTAAATCCAAAAAATGACTCAATATCTTTTGAGGATAATTTTGAGAATAAGTATGAGTTAATCCCATGTGCTTATGAAAGATCCACAGTCATTTATTTCAGTAGAGATGGAGGAATGTGCTTAGTATATCACGAAGGGAAATTTAATCTAGACAATTCGAGTATGGAAATGCTAAAGAAACAGGAAAAAGCTGTGTATGATGTAAGTTATCTGTTAACTAGAATCAGAGAAAATGATGGAATTTCCTTTAACTCTGGTAATTTGACAATCCACGATTTCAGCTTGGAACCAGTAGATATCAGGAGAGTGAGAGAGAGATTATCTGAAATAAAGGTAAGTGGTATAATTCATAATAAATTTGGAAGAATTAGAGGATCTAGCACTCATCTAGAAAGTTATATAAAAAATAAGGAAATATTGTCCTTAATTGATTTTCAAGAGTGGGGAGAGGGTAAGGAATATCTCTACTATCCAGTTGGAAATTTCGAAGGGAGCACCTTGTTCGTAACCACTGATCTGGGATATTTTGATATCAGCGGTTTTCTCATAAATCTTGATGAGAATAATCCAGAAGTCATTCTTGGAGATGATAATTTCGTAAGTCCATTTTATGAGTTTATGGTAGTTCAAGGCTCTGACTTTATTCTCAATAAACTCTCAGATCCCCTTCTTAAAGATTATATTAGGGAAGACTTTGATCACAAGGGAAAGATAGATGCATTTATTTACTATCTAAGATACCTAATTAATAATGAAGATCGACAATACCTAGAGGTAAGAGAGGAAGCTGATAGTTTCTTCAATGGAGAACATGTTGAATATTTGGAAAATGGGATTTATGAATACATATTCAATAAGTTCATAGACGGGAGTAGTTTAATTAGTGAGATGCCTAAAAAAGATAAACTCGATTGCTTGAATAGATATAAGTTTGTTACTATTTATGGAGATGAGATAACTCCAAAAGATTTTAAGAGCTCTAACGTTCCATGTTTCAAAATTTATAAGGGATAAGTATGTACGGGCAGTCATATGACGATTATCATGTAGATGATTTTGACGAAGTAGAAGAGGATGATTATCCAGATTGGAAAGAGTCACAAGATATGGAAAGGTATTATGAAGAAAGGTACGAAAAATGATTGAAGAAATTATAGAGTCTCTTAAGGAAACAAAACTGTTTGACTTCAGAGAAGACAGCAACAGACCATTTGATTATATTAAATTCAATGTAAATCCTTATGGGTTAGATGTTGAAGCTGGTAATTATGGAGAAAAACCAGAGCAGCTCACTGTTGACCCAAAGGAGATAATGGAAAAGTACCTTGAACTAAGTGGAAGGATATACTTCAAGGTCTTAGATGAAGAGATAAAATCGGAAAATCTTGACTGCAAGTTTTGGAAGGTCGATGGGTCAATTACTCTATTTAACCTAAAAACTTTGGAAAGAACCGAGTTCGTACAATGTGCCGCTCAGAAGGATGGAAAGTACATAATTTATCTATCAGTTAATAGAAAAGAACCTACAATAATGATAGTAAGTGAAGACTCTGTAAGGTTCCATCCTGACTTTGGAAGAGGTTTTATATACCAAAGTAGGTTTGATAGGGTGTTCAACTTAGACGAGATAAAGGACTTGAGAATGAGGGACTGTGGTCTTATAGAGACGATACGATCCTATATGGATAAATGTCCTAGCGGACCATCCACTCCAGTACTAACAGATCAGGTAATGTCTGGAATCCTGTATTTAGCAAAAAGGGACGGAAAAGTAAATTTAACTGGAGGGAAGGTAATCACAGACCTTATGAAGAGGTTAGAGTACATAAGGGTAGGTGGAATGACAACCTATGTTATGGATATTATCCTATCAGATGAGAATAAGGGAAGGTCATTAAATGAAATCATTGATGATATTGAGTGGAGAATGGACTTCATAGATAATGATGGGGATAGGATAGACCTCAGAAAAGATTTCGAAAATACAAAAGTTGACTTACTGTTTAAAAAGAAAAACTATGACTAAGGTTGAAGAGTTTTTGAAAAGTTTTGGAATAATAAAGGATCTGCGCATAGGACAGTTCAATCTTGACGTAGAGTATGATGTCCACACAAATAAACCTAAAGTAAATTTGTGGACTAACGGTGAGAGAGTTGAAACCTCTTCAACAGATGAGTTCGGAGTCCTAGAATTGATTACATCAGCGATTGAGGATGAAAGCTACTTCATAAAGGATTATGGAGTCAATATAACAGAAATAGGAATTTGGGATGATATTGATGAGGATGACGGATCAATTACGATTGTCTTCGAAAATGATGACTCCATAGAGGAACGAAAATTTGTTCCAACAATCTTCGGAAAGGACTTCTGTATCTACCTTAGTGCTAGAGATAATGAATCATATTTTAGAGTTATGGCCATAAAAGTAGTTGATGGGAACTGCCTGGAAATATCTTTTGATGGAGACTCAACTATAAAATTTTCAGACGTTAATTTCGAAGAAGTTTCTTGGAGTGGAGTCAAGAAATTGATGGACGCTCGATCTGATAGTCTTGCTGACTATGTTAGAAGCTATTCCAATGAGGATTTAACAAGTGTATACACTTATCTCAGGCATTGCTGTAGAAAACTTGATCCGGGGCAAAAAACCTTACAGAATGAAATAGAAAGGTTCAATGAGAAATTCATCTGTAGGCATAGAGTACAATCTATTTTCTTTGAAGCAATTGGAAATACGATACTATCTAACTTAAAGATGAAAAAGTTGAAAGATTTGTTCAGTCAGTTCCTGTTCTTAGATACAAATGATGGAAACGAAATAGATATTTTCGATAAAAATTACACTCTTAGATCAGTAATAGTAATGAACAAATAAAATTAATTATTATGAAAGTAAATTTGTCAGAGTTAGAAGAGAAATATGGTCCATTTGATCCATATGGTGGTACCGAAATGTTTTTCAATTTTGTAAATAAATGTATCCCGGATGAATATCGTAAAGTTGGAGATCTTGAGTTTAAGGTGAAAGTCTTCAAAGAATCGTTCATAGAATGTAAACGGGGCTATAGAGAACTAAAGACTGAAGAGGTTCTGAATTCTAAATTCATTAAAGGATACGATAAAGATAAGATAAGTATAATTCGGGATGGAGACTGTGTTTCAGTATTCTGGAGATTTGTTCGTCCAGAAGATATCCTAAAAAAGAAAATTGAAGAGATTAAGGATCTACCGACAAAATTCTATTCATGGGTATCCTTCCTGTTTACCAAGTACAATGTGTTGGAAGGAAAATACTCTCTTGATGAGGTAGTTGAGTATTACAGTAATAAGGATGAAGTTGACCCTACAACGGTAGAGGGAATACTTAAGATGATGGACAAAAATCTCTGTAAAAGATACTTCTCTATTAGAGAGTGTATAGAGAAGAATCTGGATAGAATCAGTCCAAGGAAAATTTTGGACAGGTTTGATGAGGACGATCTAGAAGAAATATTCTATGAAAATCTTGGGGATAGATATGACTTTATCTATGGAGATAATGGGACCGTATTAACTTTTAAAAAATAAAATATTATGTGTAATACATTCGACAACTTACTGGGATACGACAGTAACAATAATAAATCGGCTTTAGATGGACTTATTGGTATGCGCGACTTAGCTGACAACTTCTTTTCTTCATCAGAAATTTTAATTAATAAACTCAATAGTTATGAGAACAAGAAAACGACTTCGAATGCAAAAGACGAACAAGATAAAGACACAGTTAGAAAAGAATCATCGTGCAAGTCAGAGACGTGCGGATGCGTATCGGAAGAAACTAGCGAAAGAAAACGAAGAGAAACTGAAGAAGATGAGTTCAATCAGACAAAGTTCCTCTACGAAGCAGGAGTCGTAATTAGAAAGAGATTGGAAGAATCTATCGAAGAGAATAGTGACTATCCGGAGGAGTTCTATGTAACAATATCCTTAGTTAGGGATGAGGCCCATATTAGGACCGAGGTTAGGGACGAGTACGGAGAGGCATATCAAACGAAATCTATTCCAGACTGGATGTGTGATACGTTCTTCGATGAGGTAGCTAGGTTTGGAAGCTCTATTCGAAGTGGGGTTTCTAATGATGAGTTTGGTCCATATTTTTATATTCAAAAGGTTTGTGACTATGGAAAGTATTGATAAACTTGAAGAGCTAAAGTACCTGATGAAAGGGGTCTTTGGTGAAAAAACTAAGGACTTAACTTTCAATAGAATATACGGTCAGACTAGAGATATTCTATATATTACCTATTATGGAGACCTAGATAGAAGATACTTATCAAGTGCATATGGAGTTCTATTAAGATTTTTGAATGGGAATAGGGGTGAGTTTGAAATGTACTTTGAGGATAATCTGGACAATCTAGAATCAAATGAGAGAGGATTTAGAATAAGAATCCAAGAGAAATAAATAACATGAACATTATTGTAAAAATTGATAGGTAAAATGGAAGATACACAAATTATTTTGTGTGGACTTGGGGTAGGATCAACTACTTTTTCAAAGGATAAAGGTAATGTATTGGATCTAACCTCAAATCAAAACTGCGAACGGATTGTGGTAGAGGACTTGTGTGAAGTTATTTCAGATATCTATCACTCAAAGTTATTTAAGTACATTCTTGTACCAATATTGGAAGATGGAGTGAGACAGTCAAGGTACCACCTAAAGAATTGGAGTAAAAAGTTTTCGGTGGTCGTAAGAGAAGATGATAATCTAATCAAGAAGTGGGAGGACAATGGAAATGTAGTCTTACAACTTCTGTCCACGAAACTTGGAAAAGGAGAATATCTATCAACAAATATCGATAAGCTAACTCCAATAAAAATCTAACAAATAAATGTCACCTACAGTTTGGTAAATCCACTCTGTGGGTGACTTATTTCTTTATACTTTATGGAAGAGTTTAAGTTTTCTGAGACCACTAAGATAATACAGTATAGGAAAAGCTACTTCAGTGTAAAAGCTGATTCATATGAAGACGCCATATCAAAAATAATTACTGGAATAAATAATAATCTACCGACTAGGGAACTGCCCAATGAAGGAGATATAGAGATAATGGACGTCCAGTTCGATGAAGACTACGAGATAATTAGTGAAAAGGTAGAGAGCCGTTGGAGAATGGAGGATGAATTAATATATTATGAGAAGAGGAAAGACATTTAAACAGCAAGAGAAATACTACGAAGTAGAAGATTTTAGGGAGTATCTTGTGTCTGTGTGTTATAATGGAAATTTTGATTCATTTAAGAAACTTCTAAGAGAATTAAAAAAGTCATGTAGAGTAGACTTTATTAGGTACTTACTCACATTTGGAGATGTTAAATTTGAGAGAAAGTTGGTAGATGTTGTACTAGATTTACTTTAATCTAATCCCTCCAGAAGTTCTCCACCTCTTAGGTGGGGGGGGGGGATGAAGGCGGGTATGGCAAATTTACGTAAGTAATTGAGACATAAGATTGATTTTTGTCTTATTTAGTATTATGATCAGTCATAGAAGAGAAATGGATTATTATATTATGGAATTAGACAATTAACAACAGGCTGGTGCTCCTATCGAGACAATTAGGAAATACATAGAAAATCAAGGAAGGTGAGATTATAGTGAATAAGGCATACAAGGCATACCGATACAGACTCTACCCAACAGCTGAACAGAAGGTTATGTTTTCCAAGACTTTCGGTTCTGTCCGATTCATCTATAACAAGATGCTTGGAGACCGTATTGACTACTACAAAGAAACGGGAAAGAAACTGAACAATACTCCCGCACAGTACAAGGAAGATTTTCCTTGGCTGAAGGAAATTGACAGTCTTGCTCTTGCGAATGCACAGATGAACCTGAACAAGGCATACAACAATTTTTTTAACAACCGAAAACATTTCGTCAAACCGCACTTCAAGTCTAAGAAGACAGGACGATGTTCATATTCTACGAACAATCAGAAAGGCTCTGTCCGATTAGAAGGAAATAAGGTTAAATTACCTAAAATTGGTTGGGTAAAATTATGTCTGCATCGTCCCCTGATGAAAAACAGCACGATAAAGACCGTTACAATAATCAGAACACCGTCTGGAAAGTTCTATATCAGTATTTTGGTGGAGTACGAAAACCAAATACTCCATATAATACCGAAGAAATTTCTTGGTCTTGATTTTGCCATGAACGGTCTGTATGTTGCTTCTGACGAAGATGATGCGAATTGTCCAAACTTTTTGCGTAAAGCCGAGAAGAGATTGGCTCAAGCACAGAGAAAACTATCCAAAAGGAAAAAGGAAAGCCACAATCGTGATAAGTAAAGGCTTCGCGTAGCTGTGCTTCACGAGAAAATTACCAATCAACGTCGCGACTTTCTTCATAAGAAGGCTCGCTATCTGGTAGACAAATATGATGCTATCGGTATCGAGGATATCAGCGTCAAGGCAATGGCTAAACGCAAAAAAGGAGGTAAATTCAGTTTTGGTAAATCCATATCAGATAATGGCTGGAATATGTTCACAAATATATTGAAATACAAATTAGCATGGCAAGGAAAACAGCTTGTAAAGATAGAAAAGTGGTATCCAAGCAGTCAGCTATGTCATGTTTGTGGCTTCCAAAACGATGAAACAAAGGACTTATCTGTAAGGGAATGGACTTGCCCTAAATGTGGCAGTCACCATAACCGCGATAAGAATGCAGCTATAAATATACGAGAAGAAGCTAGGCGAATATCTGCCTAGCATAACGCATAAAGTACCGTGGGTCGCACGGGAATCTACGCCTGTGGAGAGAGTGTAAGCCACAACAGTTCCTCGGAGTTGTTGTGCTGTTCTCATTGAAGCAGGAAGCCACCGCCTCTATAGGCGGTTGGTACGTTCACTTATGGAAGAAGATTATTTGATTAAGGAGAAGAGAATATTTATTATTATTCTCAATATTCAACTAGGGAAGTAACTTATGGAAGAAGATTATTTGATTAAAAGCGAAGAGAATACCTATTACTATTCCCAATACTCAACTAGGGAAGCAGTTTTTAGAACAGACTATTACGTGATAGCAAAGTCTAAGGAAGAAGCAGACAAAATTATTAGAGAATCAACAGATAGGTCTGGCGTTAATGATCTTGCCAATCCAAATCTATATGTAGAGGATGGTGAGATCATAGACTCCGATTCCGGAATCCCAAAGAATTTTTATGTTTGTGACGAAGATGATACGGTTGTAATATCGAAGAAAATGTTAGACGAATATGAATGTAAATAGTGAACTTCCAAAAATATATACATCAATAATAAAAGCCCTTACTGTAGTAGCAATTCTTATTGTTGGCTTTGTTATCGGATATGAATTTGGAATTAAGAAATCGATTGGAAGTCCAGACTATGAGAAATCGGAGATCGCAAAAGAGATCAATGAGAGATTGATAGACTATGATACTTGTAAGACTGACAGCTCTTCACTCAGAGTAGATTCAGTTAGAAACTCATACAAGGGAAAGAGATATGTAGCTAAGAGCATATCTTCAATAGTCTATTTAGAAGATGGACGTAAGGTAATTTACACTTGCACTGAGGATAATGTATTACTAACGCTAAATATCATAGAAAATGGAGACACTGTCAGACTCAAGTAGTGAGATCGTGTATGAGAAGTTTCCACCTCCATATCAAATCATATTAGATAAAGTAAGAGAAGAATTCCCCACAGAAGATTTCGTAATGCTTGATGACTGTGGATATTACTTATTGTATGGTGGTCCAATGAGCTCAGTAATGTTGGAGAAGATAGACAGGATAATAAGGAAGCTAAAGACGGACTACTGTATAGAAGGTGGAAGTTTTGATGGAGAGAGTTTTTTGAAGTTTTATTTAGAGGAGATATATTAAATGAAAGTAGGAGAGTTCAAAGATTTAATTGAAGAAGGGGGTTGGGACATAGCCCACAAAGAACTTGAGAAGTACGATGATCTAACTGATTGGAAGGAAAATGAAGATCTCGTTAAAGCAGTTATATCTTCTGATATAGTATGTGACGACGATGATACAAAAGAAATTGTAGACAAGATACTTAAGTATCACATTGGAACATTCGAGAATGAATCAGAGTTTCTAGATTACTACGCAGACAATCTCGGAATTAATGAATGTGCGAAGAATTTTATCGATTGGAAGAAGCTGATGGATTCATTGGAATATGAGTATAGGGTACTATATGGAGATTGTGGTGGAATATTTGTATTTGAAAATTAATTGTATATGGACGATAAATTAAAGGAATTAAACATCTCCCTCGAATTCCTGAAGAGGATTAGGTATTTTATCAAGAGCAATTCAGAAGAAGTCTTGGAGGATTTTCAGAGATACTATAATACCGCAAAAACTGAACTTCCAGTCCTCAGTGAGATTATATTTGACAAAATCTCTCCAAAATATACATCTAAAAATCTAAACTTCTCTATCTTATCTCCCAGTCCAAATCTTAAGGTAGAAGTGGGAGAGAACCTAAGTCATCTGGCAACCTTTTGTTCGATTTCTGGAGAGGTTGGGGAGTATTCTCTATATGAGGAGATGGAATGTAAGACAATTTCATGTAGATTGTATATATTCGACATACTCCGTAAATTAGACAAAGTAAGTAGGAGAAATCTTAATATAACTAAGAAGATAGCAAGAGATAGTAATAAAATTTCTGAGGACAGAGTTAAATTCTTATCAAAAAAGATAGAATTATCATATAAGGCTATCAATATCCTCGTTAACGGGGACGGACTTGAAATGTTTTATGAGATGGCCAACCTAAAAGATCTCTACACTTGCATTAGAGAATCTATTGATGAAGTACTAGGAAATGGAGCCTCGATAACTTTGGGAACTATAATCCAGTCAGTAGTTGGCCGTATTGACGAGGAAGTGAAGATCAATAAGAAGATAAAATTCAGGTTTAATCAGGATCGATGGGTCAAGACCATTATAACTGATAAATTCGAAGTTGAAGCAAGTTCGTATGAGGAAGCAGTCAGTATAATAAAAGGAATAAATGTAAAGGACTTGAGGGACTCTGATGATGAAAGGATTGAATTAATTAATACAGAGTGTCTGGACAGAGAGGAGGATATTAACTTAATATCCTTCACTGAGAGCTGTGGAAAACCAACGGTAACTATATACGGATTCGATAAGGATTGGAATATTGATATAGTAAAAGATAATAGGGAAGAGTTTAGAAATGGAGCTAGTTGATTATTTTAATGAATTCAGTCACATCTATAAGGAGTTTTTTGATATTCCATATAGAGTTACAATGGGAAAGGTAAAAGAAGAGTATGAGAATACTTTTAGATCACTTCCTTCTCTCATGGATAGTTTGTACAATGATATAAATGAATCTAAAGTACGTGGGGAGACGATTCTTTATGTCAGGTCATCATCTGTAAAGATTGGAGACGAATTTAAGGCTACTCTCAAGTTATGGCCAGCAATATCCGCAGATGAGGGAGAAAGAATGGCAATTACGTTCAAGGATATTGAGGAACTTAATGATTATAGGAGTGTTAACATGTTGATGGATAGAGATTCAGTACTAATATTTTCGTGTTACTGCGTATTTCTTTATTTATCCTACTGCTCTAAGGTGAGAGGTTCAGAAGAGGATGTGTTTCTTGAGTTTTGTTCTAGAAAGATACCAAATATTTTTGATGAAGTAAGGGACGTGAAATTCCGAATTCAGTTTGAGAATCTATTTGGACTTAATTACTATAGAATAATTGGTAAGGGTCTCGTAGATTCTGTTATTAAAACTGCGAAGAAGGTACTATATGATGAGAAAAATAGTAACTAAAATTCTAAATAAATTCAACTTGGATCGATCGACAGTATCCACAGTAGCCCTATTATCAGCCATATCTTCCTTCGCTCTTAACATACTATGTACAGCTTTTCTGTATGTAAAAGAGGCTTTATTTGGAAATTTATTCCCGATCATCCTACTGACAGTATGTGCTGTTTCTACAATTATATTTTCCTTATCAACAAGGGAAAGTAGAGGGATTAGTAAGAACCCTTATTGGGACGAAGACTTAGATTATAAATCATAAATAACAATAAATGAGAAATTCACTATTCAGACTTGTAGTATCATCGGTATTCTTTGTAGTATCTGTGGTAATGCTTAAATTGAGAAACTAATAACTATATAAAGTAATATGAAATACTTCGACAATCTAAAGAATGTCCTTCGAGACATTTATGGTAATTACGTAGGAAATGTAATGACAGTAAGTGCAATTTTTGTTACAGGGTTCACGATCTTGAATATACTGTCATCTGTATTCTATTTCGTAAGAGAAGTAGTTATGGGAAACTATATTCCCTTGATCCTCATCTTAGGTCTTGTCCTATCTGTACTTGTGTTCTACTTGAACATGAAGTATCACGAAGCAAAAGAAGAAGTAGAGAAAGAGGAAGAAGAATCTAATAACGACAAAGACTAAGATTGAATGGGATTTGCGATTAAAGTAGTAACAACTGCCTTCTGTATTGGAGGTATTTTGTGTGGAGTTTCAACTATTCACGACATGTTCCCGAAACACTCTGATAATATCTTGAAGGTATTCATCAGGCCAATGTTAGGGTAATATAAGTAATAATATTTAGGGGAGAGTCTGTCTGAAAATGGTGGAATCTCCCCCTCTATTTTTGATACAGAATAGACACGTAAGTGTCTGATAATGAGGCGACCCGTAAAAACGACGGGGTGCCTGATAATCAAGTAGTTACACGTAAGTGTCTGATAATGAGGCAGAGGCATTGCCAGTGACTTCGCCTGATAATCAATGAGTTAACCGTAAGTGTCTGAAATAAGAGAGCAACCCGTAAAAACGACGGGGTGCCTGATAATCAAGTAGTTATAACAAGAATAATAGATAAAATATGAAAAGAGAAGATCTAAAGGTATTTGAGAGTGGTGAATTTGGAAAGGTAAGGGTAATAATGAATAATGGTATCCCTATGTTTTCTGCAATAGATGTGGCGAAATCATTGGGGTATTCCGACTCTGATCAAGCAATTAGGATTCACTGTAAAAAGTCTGATAGTATATTTGTACTTCATGGAAATGGAAAGCCAGGAGGTACGTCTATGAAATTCATTCCTGAGTCTGATATTTTTAGGCTAGTTATGAGTTCTAAACTTCCTGAGGCTGAAAAATTTCAGGATTGGGTCTTTGAGGAGGTTCTTCCATCAATTAGAAAGACTGGTGGGTATATCGAGACTAACGACTCTGATTCAGATGAGGATATTCTTGCAAGAGCAATTCTTATCGCTCAGAAGACTATCGAAAGTAAAAACCTAAGGATTAAGGAGCTCGAAACAAAGGTATCTGAGGACGCTCCAGTAGTAAAGTATACAAAAGAGTTTCTTAGGATAGAGGACTCTGACAAGACAACCACTCAAGTAGCAAAAGAGTACGGGTTATCTGCATACAGACTGAATCGAGTTCTTGAATCTTTGGGAGTACAATACCCTCAGAGTGGTCAGTGGTTCCTCAAACAAGAGTACTCAGGAAAGGGATATGCCAACATGAGGAAGAGATCAGTATGGATGGACAGACTTGGTAGAAACGAGATTGTACAGAGTCTTGTGTGGACTGAGAAGGGACGTAAATTCATCTACGATCTCGCAGTAGAAGGTAAGTTCTGGAATCTTCTCAACAAGAAAGAAACAGAAAGCGTAAAGACCTCATTAGAGTCACTTAAAAACTCAGCTCTGTACAATGGAGAATCAATTGGGCAGTAAACCTTATTATTGACGATATTAAATATTATGGCAATTGTAGACAAAAGTAAAGAGAACAAAGACTACGGGAATGATGTACTAGTCACAAACATTCAGTCACTTACCGACTCTATCAGTAAGCTATCCCCAAAAGAGTTTATTAAGTCATTGGGAGATAGTAATAGGAAGGTAGTAATCGAAATTGAGCTGGAAGAGGTAATCAGACCCTCCCTGACAGTAAAGAAACTGATTGAAGATATGTCTAGATCAGTTAAGTTATTTGTTACAAGCAAGGATCCAGACCCACAAGGTCAACTATCAGTGGTTGATTGGTTCTTCAATAATATCGGAAAGAATTTTACCTTTGTGGAGGTTATTGATGACAACTCTATGCAAGTAGAGAACTTCAATGAAAGTATTAAAAGTCTAGGTAAGAGCTGCAACCGAAAGGGAATTAAATTAGTTATTATTAGTAAGGTTAAGAGCGTAAGCAGCAAGAATGACTACAACAGTCTTCATTCAAGTCTTTTAACGAGTGCAATCAGATTCGAGAAAGTATCAAAGATTTAATTTAAAATATATTTAGAATTATGGAAACAAATAGCGTAGTAAAATCGAGACAATTCACTGGAATTTATGTTAAGAAAGAACTTGGTGGAGAAGGAGCTCCAGACAATTATTATGTAGTAGTACTCAGTCGAAATAGAAGTAAGACTCTCGTACTGACCAACATGAACGACTTCACTGAATGTACAGAGGAGGAGTCAAACAAGTTCATGGATAAGTTGAAGAGCCTTAACTATACCTTAGATAGCGATAAGTGTGAGTTCGTATATTCGATGGATGAGTCTAAGGTTCCAGATGTAAAGGTTGGTGACGTCATTAGGACAAGTAAGTCTTCAGATGAAGTAGGAATTATTATGAGTAAGTCTGTGGAAGGTACAGTTCTTGAGATGAAAATTCTTTACATTGACCAAGACAAGACTCTTCGGACTCAGACTCATAAAAAGGATGTTAGGCGTTTTGGTGGAGTAGAAAAGTGCAACGAAGAGACCTCTACAAACTTCAAATATAAGTTGTCAGAAATCGTGGCTACACTTGTATCATAAATAAATATAGTATCAATTCGGGAGAGTAACTATCTTAGTTCTCTCCCGATAGTTCTTTATATTAATTGGTATGAATGAATTTTTAATTAGAAGCAAGGTAACTACCGATGAAACAGTTCCTATTGACCTAAATAGTGACCTAACTATACTAACCGGAAGCGGAATACGTAACTTCATTCAAGTCTTAGGTAATATGATGACCTACGACCCTGAAGATTATGCCGAATCCATGACATTAAAGTGGAGTGTGTACGTAGGAAAGTTGCTTATAGAAAAAGGACTTTTTGACGGACTCGACGAACCTGTTCTGTGGATACCATCATGCAGAGTTCCATGTATGATAAATATACGGTATCAAGGAAAAGAGATAGATCCATTCAGCATAAGGATTAAATACAGGGAAAAACTCAGAGATCTTATCGAGGATCATAGAGCAGATTTTGGAGAAATTCTAAATCACTTTACTAATAGTGGATTTGGGAAGATTATTTCCAACCGAGACTCACTAAAACCATGTCAGTTCAATGGAGTAAAGATGAATGGGAAGTCCCCAATTAATTGGAACTTGGACGCATTGAGTCTATTCCCTATGCAATTATCTCTCCTTAGATCGATAAAGTCATGCATGTCGGGAGGAAGCAATGTACATAGATACATCATTCTTGAGGACCCAGAAATAGGTCTTCATCCTGATTACACTGCAATGGTAATGCATCAGATATTCTATTTGATCTCTTTTGGATATAAGGTAATAGTTACTACGAATGACATTAACGTAGTATCGCTATCTTGGGCTATTAAAGAGTATAAGAATACACTGATTGGGAAAAACAATGTCCCTACATCGTTATTCGTAAATAGATTATTTGAAAATAATTATCCATCTACGGATAGTATAAGATACAACATAGAGAACTTTGATAATAAGAGCATAAATCTATATGAAGTTGACAGCGATGGAGTAGAAATGAGAGTTACAGATTTGAGTGATGACTTTTCTAACCCATCCGCAGGAGATATGTATTCGGCAGGAGGACTCGGAAGAGTAACAGATTCTGCTGTGAGATTAATTTCTGAAATGAACGAGGAATAATGGGAAAATTTTCTAAAGGAGACGTAGTAAAAGATAGCGAAGGGCACATTGGACAGGTGGCCTATGAGTTAGATAATGGAGTGTACTGTGTAATTACCATTAAAGATAAAAAGGTAATGCATCAGTATCATCCAGATTATCAATTGAGTAAGGTTAATAGTCTAGATTTTGACTCTATGCTAAGAGAAGTTGGCTATAAAGTCGACAGAAGTAATAATAGTAATTGGGTAGTAAGTAAGTTATAATGGGTGAAACCTATCTAGTATTTTATGGAAGTGACATAGATCTGGATAGTGATGACTTCAAGGGAGTAAAGAAGGTAAATCTTAGAGAAGTAGAGGATTTCAATTATCTTCCAGGGAATAAGTACATAATACTTTGGAATGATAATGCATCATCAGAGGACAGGGTTAAGCAACCATACTATCATGTTACAGGTAGGGTTCACCTAGGTCCAAGAGGAGAAGGATTCTACGATCTCACTAAAATGGATTACCTTCTTACCCGAGAAGGGATCCTATTCAAATTTGTATATAAGACATACGAAAGAAGGATTCAGTGGATAGAGAAGGAACAGTATGACAAACTATATCCTCAGTCCATTCTAATTAAGGATATTCTTAGGAATGCTGATGTAAGGACGGGGATTGGAAAGAAATCCAATAAGCCTTGGTACATGCTCAGTTTCGATGGGTTCAAGGGAGTCGGAGAGGACGTTAAAAAGTTCGTAAACGATGAATCTTATATCAAAAAGCCTGCTGGATCAATAAAAGGTCATAAGATAATCAGGGGAAAGGAAGATATAAAGAGATGTTTCGAGTACTTCCTTAAGACCAATCAGTTCTACGGACTAGACTACGAGACGAACAGTTTCCCTTTCGATGATCCAGAGTTCTTTGTGATGGGAGTTGGGATCGTAGGTATGGACGGATTCGGTGCATACTTCGATCTTGAGTGGATGCAGACTATGGATTTAGAGTCTTGGGAGTATTTCAAGGACTACTACAGGAAATTTTTGGATAAATATGAGGACTCAGTCACTTATAACAATGCATTTGAAATGAAAGTGACATACCTCATCTTGAACAAAATAAATCTGTTTGACGAGGCATCTACTATCAATAAGCTGGACGGAGTAGTATACAAAAGATTTTCTCTTAAGTATACTGCGATGAAGAATCTGTACGTGTCTTCTTGGGACGACTCTTTCGAAGATCTTACGATGAAGTCTTTGCCGAAGTTATTTGGGACGAAGTTGTTCAAGAGAGAAGCGTGGAGAAAAAAGAAGAAAACTAAAAAAGAAGAGAAGGAGGAAGAAGACGAGAAGAATCAATCCTGGAAACTTAGCCATGTAGAGCTATCAGAGCTTCTGTGGGTTAAGGGAGACGATGGAAAGAAGAGATTGACTCCAGAGGAGTTTTCGACAGTAACTGGATTTAGTATAGAAGAGTCTAAGAAACATTGCTATAGCGTAACCGAAGAGTTCATTAAAGTAAGGGACGAAAATAACTACTCCAGATACTATAAGAATAACTATGCTTGGGATGAAATCTGTAAGGAATATCCGAAAAACATAAGTGAGTTTGAAAGACTGATTGGAAAGTATTTTGGATATTCGTACAAGTGTATTCCAGCAGAGATTCTTGGAGAGTATTGCTGTAAAGACTCCTACTATACAGTTCTTTTGAAAGCTCTTTCCCTGAAGAGGTACCCTAAGAAGGCTTGGGACTGCTACAATAACAATCTAAGACTAGAAGCCCTTCTTAACTTGACCGGAATCTATGTAGATGAGGATCTGAGGAAGAAAATGTATGACTACTCTGCATTTAGGACTGCATATGGAAGACTGAATGTCTTGAAGTTCTTTTTCTCAGAGAGGATTCGTAGGTTTGGTTATATGGGAAGTATAAAAGACATCCCAGAAGTAGGAAAGGCTATGGAGTTGGGGATGGACGTTATGAATAGTAAGTCATTCCTTCTCAGCAATTACTTTATCGATGAGTCTTCGGACATAGGAGTAAGTAGGGATAGGTTAAGAGATGTATTCGGAGAGGATCTAGGAAAAGAGATCGAAGGGATAATTCTAAGAACTTGCTACAGAATAGAAAAGTCATCTAGGTCAAGGAAAGTATTTATGGAAACTGATAAATTCCTGAAATCTAGATGGAATATAGTAAAAGCAGTTGACTCCTGCTCATTCAGAATAAATGGAGTAGATTATAGAGTCCCTACTAGCTACGAGTCCGCCAGAGAGTTCTGTGAGATGAAATCCAAGCTGAGAATTATAGATCATTACCTGAGTCAAATTAAGTTTGATGTTCAGGTGAATGAAGTAAAAAGGCATGACTCGGATGATATGATCAGTATGGAAGATCTCGTAGGATATCTGGATGAGAATATTCACAACGTTCTTTCTCCTCTTCACTCTGCTAGCTTTAAGTTCCTTTACCTTAATAGGTTTTGGGAATATATTCAAAGATACAAATTGGGTATATCAGATATAGATCCTCTTCCGGAAGATTCTATGGATAAAATATCTAGGGAAGGGGATGAAAACAAAATATTTATTGTATATGACCTAGCCAAGAAATTATATGAAGAAAACGAAGTAGCTATAAAGAGATCTTCCTTCTACAAGTTTTTTAAGGATGACATAATGTCTCTTGTTTTTAACCATGCTTTTTACGAAGGAGGGCTCAAGAAGTCTTCTGGGAGAATAGACAGATCAGGGAAACAGGAGATGGTCTATTTAAAAGACATGAAGGAGATAATTAGTACAATAGATCCTAAGTATGACGTAAGTATAAAGGATCTAACTAATGTAGGAGGATATAAGTATCTCAAGTCTATTGATAAGGAAGGAGACAGAATAAACAGACTGTACGGAGATCTGGATTCGATAGATGTCACTGAAGACTCTGCTGATGCATGGGCAAAGATGTGCTACTGCTACTACTCTACAAAGAAGTACTTCAAACTTATGACGACTTACCTGAAGGGAATTTTTACAGATTATTCTGTAAAGTCTGACCTTCCAAACAGGGATGGAATAAGTACGAGGAGGTATGGAGATGAAGGAGTAGTGAAGATGTACCCCTCTTTTCAAGCATTAAGTAAGAAGTCTAAGAGATGGTCATCTGGAATGCATACAATCTCGTCAGTATCAGAGACAAAAAGAGTCGTCAGCACCCCTCCTGGATACTTACTGTCTTATTTTGATATATCTGGTGCTGAGGTTAGATTCATATCTTATGAATCTCAAGACCCATTCATGCTTGATTGCTATGCGAGAGGGTTAGATCCATACATAAACTTTGCGGCATCTTTTGTATATCCGGAAAGGGCGAATGATATGGCCTTCCTGAAGGCAGTAAGAAAGATGTTTAAGACTATCCTATTAGGAAAGCTATATGGAATGGCAAATGAGACTCTGGCTAAGAGAATCGGTAAGACTCTAGAAGAGACTAACCATATTGTTGATCTGTTCTTCAGTAAGGCAACTGGTCTCAAGAAGTTTATTGAAGAGAAGTCTAAGTGGGCTTTGGATCATCCCGGATATGTAGAGACTTTCTTAGGAGATGTTATGGTAGTTGGAGACGATGATGGAGATGACAAACTAGCAAGGCTTGGAATTAATCAGCATATTCAAAATGCAGCCTCTGTAACCCTTGGAAATGGATTCTTCCAGTGCATTCAGAACAGTATTCATGGATCAGATAATGTAATAAAGAATGGAATTATTAGACCAATCAACGTAGTACATGACTCTAGCCAAAACTACTTTGAGACAAGGCTCTTGTTTGACATCTATCCTTACTACCACAAGTATATGTCCGACTACTGTTTCGACTTATATGGAGTAAGATATGAGTTCGATCTTGAGATAGGGCATAATTATTATGACATGCTTGAAATGAAGTCAATTGATAAGGACACACTAAGATTTTCTGGAGATTACACATCAGTTCAGAAGTTTATGAAGAAACTCCTTGAACCAGAGTCGAAATTGGACTTCAAAGTAAATAGCTTAAAGGATGAGAGTGGAGTAGATATTCCTTTCGAGATAGTAGATGGAAACTTCTGCAAGACATTCCATGTGAACGATGAAAGATTCAAGCCATCTATATACAGCTCTCCAGTGGAGGGATTCTATAAGAAAGATGGAGGAAATGCAGAATTCGAAGAAGATTATTCAGAGTTTAACTTAGAGATTAGTAGGAAATGAAGTTTTTTGTAGAGATGGATCCACCGGGTACATATATCTTGACCGAAGTGGAAGATAATTTATTGGATAATATATTAAAACCATCGGAAAATGAGAGTATAAGGGTTAATATTGTAGGGATCGCATATGCAAGTAACCTAGAAAAAGACCTAAGAAAAATCACTCCACTACATGTGAGCAGACTTTGGGGACAGGTAATTGGGTTGGACGAGCTAGATAGAAAGGACTATATTGAATGTAGTTTAGAATACCGATCACCGTACTGGAGACTGTCTTTTGATAATACGATTAAAGGAGTATACTGTAGTCCGCATTTCTCGAAAGAGTTTCTTGAAAAGACGATTAAAACGTACCGTGAGAGACTAGATAATAGTGATAACAATGAACTTTTTAGGAATATCTATTATTAGAAAATAAGAAACAATATAATAATAACAATAAAAATAAGTAAACAATTATGAAAACTTTTATCAAATCAATTCTGTTCGTATTAGTAGTGAGTGTAGTATTTTCATGCAATGTGGATTATAGCGAGAAGTATGTAGTAGAGGAAGGACCTGCAACGGAGTTCATTAGGAAGGCATTTACAGAAGAACTTATTGATCAATATAAGGAGAGTGTAGAAGAGAAGTACAATGACGAGACCTTGAGGAAGATTGAGATGTTCAAGAACATTATTGACGATAATGATTTCACATTTAGCCTTGTAGATGGATATGAAGATTATCTTAACTATCCTCAGATCGATGCATTCTTCTATCTCAAAGACCTAACTGGAGAAGATTATTCGGAGGACGAAATCTCTATGATCCTAAAGTCTTTCTATGTAGGTTCTGGGGCATCAGATTTCAAAGTAGAGAAGGTAGGTAAAAAGACCTTTAAGTGCTATGGAGGAAGTGATATTGGGGAATTCTTGTTTGAAGTGAAGAAACTTGGAAAAGATTACGATGGAGAAGAGCAGTACGAACTTGAAGTAGTAAATAAAGTAGTATAAAGAATAACTTAGGGGAGGGAGGATATTATTAAAATACTTAACAAATATAAAAATTATGAAGATTGTAGATCATTTCACAGGGAAGTTAGTTATTGGTGCGTATGACGAAAATAATGAAGATGGAGTTTATGGAGAACCCGGATGTGACTATGCAGTATTTCCAGCAAATGAATGCCTACTTAAAGTACTCAGAGAGATAAAAGAGGTTCACAATAAACTGATTGGACACTTTGGTAGTAACTTCAATCAGACAGACATAAAGACAATTGAATTCTCATTCTATGATCAAGTAGATTTCTTCGGAGAAAATCCAGACAAAGGAAGGTCAGAATTCTATGATTCGATCTTGAACGGTCATAGAGGATTCTTCGGTTTTTATCCAGTAGATAGGATCGAAGAGGATGGATTCGACTCAGCTATGGAATATAGAGATGGAGTCATAAATGAATTTACCAAAGACCACATTAGACAGACTGAAGATGATGATAGGGTAGGTATAATATACTTACCAGAATGTTCCACAATCTACTTTAGGTTCAATCCAGACTTCTCTATCGATTACAAATCGTATGGGATTAATATTGATGAATTAATTGAATACCTAGAGAAAAACCTAGGAAATAAATATAAGTAAATATTATACAATATATTTATGGTATTAAAATTATGAGAATAGCAGATCATTTTACAGGAAATTTGATTATTTGCGCATATAACGAACTTCATGGATATGAGAAATTTGGAGAACCTGGGTGTAGCTATGCAATTTTTCCAGCAAATGAGTATTTACTAAAAGCTATTAGGGAGATAAAGGGTGTCCATAGCAAGTTAAAGGGTCACTTTGGAAGTAACTTCAATAAGGCCAATGTAAATTCCCTCGAATTCTCATTTGATAATCAGGTAGGTTTCTTTGGAAAAAATCCAGATAAGAAAGGATCCAAGTTATTTAATTCAATCTTAGATAGGGGAATAAGTTGTTACTATCCAGTAGATGGATTTGAAGAAGATGAATTTGACTCTATTGATGAGTACAGAGACGGAGCAAGATTTAATAAGGACCATGTAAAACTTACAGGAGACGCAGATCGACCTGTTATAGTTTACTCTCCAGGATGGTCCACACTTTACTTTAGGCAGTACAATCCAGATTTCTATATTGACTATAGGTCATATGGAATTAATATTGACGAATTAATTGGGTATTTAGAGAAAAATTTGTAAAAATGAAGATAGTAAATAACTATACTGGATACCTTGTAGTTGGGGCATCCGAATCTACGTTTCCCTTTGAGGACAAAGAAGATGGAGAGGTGAAGTGCGAGTATGCGATAATAGAAGTAGATGACGAACTCGTAAATATAATTAGGGATATTAGCAATATCTCCAATATGATTTCATCAAAACCGATATTAATAGGGTTCTATTTTGATAAAGATTTGATAACGTTTCTTGGAGATAATCCGAACCTTAGTAAATGCACATCAATTAGTGAATCAATTGCAGAGATCCCATATGGTAATATACTTAATGTAGAACTCGAGGATGATGAATTTGACTATAAGAGTGACTACCGTAGTGGATCCATAAAGGAATATAGTAAGGACCACGTAATACTAGATTTCGAAAAATCAGGATATTACTACATATCTTTCCGACCAGAAGATAGAAATATTGCGTTCAAATACGCCATTGGAGAAGATTTTGAATTAGTTACTTATTCTATAAATATTGACTATTTAATGGGATTATTAAAAAATGGAAATAGTAAGTTACAGAACTAATTACATGTATCTTGGACCAGCAGCCAATGAATCCAAGATGATCGTAGCAGAAATCACCCCTTACTTTGAAGATTACCTAAGAAAGATAGACTATCAGTTCTTCGACCTCCACTTTTTCCATGCAATCGAGTTCTCAATGTCTATGGGAGGATATAGAATAAGTGTATTGGATAAGGGAGAAAACGATCTACACAGATGTGTTGGACCAGTATTTGTAAAACTGTCAGGAGATGAAAAGAAAAATTTCTCAGAAATAATAACAAACGAACTCACAAACTCGGATGTTCTCAAGATAATTCGATTTGATACTGGAAGACATTCATTCAAGTATTTGGAAAGAATCGGGGATAGAACTATCACTAAGTCCGACTATGACATAGTCATGGAGGAAATATTCGATCTCCTTGAGAGGAATCCAATTGTAAAGGCTAAAGATGTATTTACTGGAGAGTGGGTAGAGGGATCTATTAGGTTAGGGGACGACTTTACGGTAGGACAGGGATTCGGACATATAACAGATTTCTTCGGAAATGAAGTCAAGATTGTATATGGTACCTGCTGTGGGTATTCTGGATTTATAGATAAAAATGGAAGAAAGATTTTCATTGGAGATATTCTTCAACCGAATAGAGAAGTTCGATGTTATGGACATTGGAAATCTGCATATGTAATAGAAGAGAATGGAAAGAGGACTATGTTGTCTGATGCTTGTAGATGTGACTTAATAGTCCGTAAAAATATTCACGATAAATAAGTATGGAGTTTGTAAATCACTAGTTTAATTATTATTTATGAATCATATTGATATTGACATTGACATTGACATTGACATTGATATTTCAGTCGCAGAGGTCTTAGTAAACACTGTAGATAGGGAATCTCGTGAAATAGAAGGAAAGTGGTTACATTTGTCCAACTTCCTATCACTTGAGGATTTTGAAAGCCACTGTAAAGACCTTTTCTATGAGGAAGGTCCAGACGAGGATGAAGATAAGAACAGTTCACTCATATATACTGACTGGCATGAAATCCCAGAGGGAATGATAGGAAGAGATTTTCTGGAGGGAAACTTATTTGACTATATATATGAGGTATCCAATTTGGATTCAGAAGACGAAGCTCGTGCATTCTGGACTTGGATAAATATTAATAGTATTGACATTCGGAAGGAGGATGCCCATAAGGCAGTTGAGGAATTTAGGGAAGACTTCGTGGGGGAATATCGCAATGAAGAAGATTTTGCAGGAGAAATTCTAGGAAAGAGAGAAGATATTCCAAATGATATTATGTACTACCTAGATTACGAAAAATTTGCCGATGACCTTTTTATTTCAGACTACACTTACGAAAACGGATATGTATTTAGAAACAATTAGTAGATAAGGACTTTATGGAAGAATCTCCTATCAATGAGGATTTTGATATAGATACTCCAGATGGTATTGTTCACATACATTTCGATAGGTTTGAGTACGAACTCTTTTTAATGCAAAAAATGCTTGCAGAAATAGGTATGTCTTTAGAGGTGATTGATTATGAGAGTTGTAAAGGAGAAGACGAATATAACGGATATAAATAAATAAAATATGGAATTAGTAAACTATAGAACTGATTATTTATTCTTGGGGACTACAGGTAGTCCTGAGAGGATGGGAGGAGAGATTATTGTAGTAAGACATACTTACGAATTTCTAAAATATCTAAGTGAAATAAGGGTACAGCTAAAAGAGTCTAGGTTGTCTTCATCAACTTCATTCCCTCTACATTCAATTTCAGACATAGTAAGGATGAGACATAAGGATATTGATCCCCTAAGAGATAGAGTTAGTCCGTCTTTTATCAAACTATCAACCGAAGAAGAGGCTATATTTAATAATAGCCTAGTAGACTACTCTATGTTAACTAACGTAATACCTAACAGATATGTTACTAAAGTATTAAAGTTTCGTATGAACAGGCCTGACACGTTCGTTTATGCAGAAGTAAGTGATGATGAGAAGGATATGGAGTCAAATAATGAGATTACGATTTCCGGAGTATTCGAACTGTTTGACTCGAATCCACTGTACAAAGCCCTCTGCTATGGAGGAAGGGTATGGGTAGAAGGGTCCCTAAGGAGAGGAAGAAGTTTCTCGTATATAGTAGACTCTAGCGGAAATGAAATCGAGATATTCATGTCAAAAATATGCAGATCTACAAATACTTTCGATTGTAATGGTAATATGATTTTTGAGGACGATATTACCGATAAAGGAAGAGTCTTCCTCGATTATCCTGGAAATTTCCCATACATAATTGAAAAGTGTGGCGGAGAAGAGAAGAAAGTATATCTTTGCGGAGAAACATCTCTCAAAGTAATCGATAATGCTTTAGTATGATAAATTAGAGAATATGAGAATTGTAAAAGAAAATACAGGAATTTTTGCTATTAGAGCTCGTGATCTAATGGCATGTGGAGATGAGTGTACAAATTATTGTGCTGGAGTCGTTGAATGTAAGATGTTTGTATTTAGGAATTCAAACATTCTCAGGGGAATGGTAGACCTTCTAAACCAGGATTGTTGTAATCTAAATGATTTCTTTCACAAGACAGACAGTGGGAATGTAATTACAAAGAGTGTATCATTCTCGATGGAGGGGGTAAATTGTTCCTTCTTTGGTATTCCATACAACCACATCAATTGTCATAATGACAAGTTGATAGATGGGATATACGAAAGACCTTTTGTAAACTTAAATAGCGTAGACAGTTATAATAAGGAAGAGGATTTTGATAGTGGGAAAATAGACGGATATACTAAGAAATATGTAAAAATGAATGTGAATCCAAATGAGATAGAATTGGTAGCCGATCCCTCTACGTTTAGATCATCCTTTAGATTTATGAATGGGAGCGTATATTATAATACAGGATCCTTCTATCTCGATGAACTGTACAAACTTATTAGCGAATAACCAAACCAATAAAATATATAATTATGAAATTATCATTAGTAACTGCGAGAGTACTTAGAGTAAGTGACAACGGAAAAGAGAAAGAGAAGAATGAGAATTATTTAGTTATCCACAAGAATACAGAAACACCAGAATCAGTCGCAATGGGGAAAATTGAAGGACTTGTAGATCCGGAGAACATCACATCAACTAAATTGCAAAAAGGAGCGCTTATCCTACCAAATTCAGAAGGAAGGTTCTTCTATTATGCAAATGGAAGTACTTTTGTACAGAAGGAAGACGACGAAGAAGATCTTGAAGAGGTAGAGTTCAAGTACTACATCAAATCGGATAAGTTTGACGATGCATACAAGGCACTAAAGTCGTATTTGGATAATGGTGGAGACAAGGGTCTTGTAAAAGGATATGATGTAAAGTCACTATCTAAGAAAAATATATTGGGATTATTACAGTAACTAATAAAATGGGAGGGAATATTCCCTCCCAATATTTTTTTTTAATTATAAAATTAAGCACATTAATTTATTGTATAACAACCTAACATATACACATATGAATGCCTTTTGCACCGAATGTTTAGATATAGTAAATAAGAATCTCTTCGCCATACAAAAATTGTATGATATGAATAAAGTAATTAGCGTATACGAGTGTGACGAGGATTGGATAAAAGTCTTTATTGAGAGTGAATTTGAAAGGACAATTCTTCCTAATAAAATGAGTTTGGGAATCAAAGAATTTTATTCCTCCATATTTAAGATGGACTTTAGAGGAGAGGTTTACATAGATTGTAACTATGACTATAACAAGGATAGATTTGAATTGTATATTAGTAAATTAGTACAGGATCAGGGTAAGAGGTACATTCTAAAAATAGATGAGGATAACTACCGGCGTAACTGCCGTTGGGAGTTAACACTAAGAGATGAGGACCTAGAAAAGGTCAAGTATCTAAAGGAGATTTCTGAGGAGTCCATAAAAAGATTTGGAAATTCTAACAGTCTAGACCTATTCTTAAATGTAACTGATAAATTCATTCCTGAGAACAATAGGCACTATACAACACCGTTCGAAATAGATAACTCTCAATTACTATATGTTGGTAATAATAAATTTGTAGTTATCTGTAAATTTACCTCTTGTTGGGATGGAGAGACTATAAAAACCGAGGAATTTGAAATTTGACTAATATATATTTTTATGGAGGATAAGTTAAAAATATTTTTCAAACTTGGAAGACTTGACTGCTATCATCTAGGATTTATAGTGTCAGTTGATATTGATAGAAAGATTTTATCAAAGATAGATAGAGTAGTTGAGATGAGCAAGGATCTTAACGACACTTCTATCTCAATAGAATTAAGCCTTAAAAAATTCAATCCTAGTGTATATGCCTTTACGAGAATGATGCCTCCGGATTATCCAAGCATTGACGAAGTGTTTCCTGTATCTAAGGGAAATGTTTGCAGAGACCTTATAATTCCGGAGTCTCTTAGTGAAGAGGAGATTGTAATTGGTGAGGTGAAGATTGTAGTTAGATGTAGCAAGGTTTTCTTCGTGTTGGAAGACTTCATGGGCCTTAGCTCAGGAATAAGATTAGATAATAATGAAAGTTGGAAAGAAATAGTCTCAAGTAAATTAAACACAGTATGAATGAAAAATATTTATTGAAGACATTGGACAGTACATTAGAGAACTGTCCATCTCTATGGGAACTGACCCTGACGGAGGGCGATATAGAAAAGATCAACCATCTTAGGGATGTAACAGATGAGAGTAATAAAAAATTTGGGGAATTTAGTGGATTAAGATTCTCTTTCGATGTAACTGACTCTTTCTCTCAAAAAGTCGAGGGTAGTGAATATAACGTAGATATAATCGAATCTAGATTGGAATATATAGGAAGAAACAAGTTTCAGGTAGCTATAGATCTGTTGGATCAGTATGGAGGTCAAAGCTGTATTTTTACAGAGTCTTTTGAGATTGATTTCAGTAAATATGCTGAATTAGAGGATGACTCGATTAGAGATTATCAGGAAGCTAAGAAGATCATAAGAAGAAATTTCAATGAAATTAAGAAAATACTTGGGGAATCAAAAGAATATGATTCTATCTCACAAAATCTTTTAAAATGGGAGATCAAAGCTCATATCTATGAGATCAGCAAATCACTTGAGGGATTTGGAAATGGATGAATATATCTGTAAGATTTGATTTGATTTATAGTTTAGTAAAATGATAAAGACTATATTAATAGCAAACAGCCCGATAGAAGATCCCATCAGATCAATATACACTTTCATATTAGAAGAAGAGGATACAAAAAGAATAATAGAGGAAGCGGAGAGTAAATATACCTACGCTAGACTTGAACCTATCGAACTGAAATATATCAATGAGTATGGAGGAGAAATAGAAGACTCTCCAAGATTGGAAATTAGGCATATTGATGACTATGGAAAATTCTCCCAGTCTGTATATGCTACTCCAATAGTTCTAGAGAATAATACGATAAAACTGGATATTTACCTACCTCGTTCTATTTATTCAGTTTCTCTAGCCAGACCTAGTATCTTAGCAAAGATTAGTATAGAAGATCTTAAAAATAAAGTACTTAGAACTTCTGTAAATAGTCTAAAGTTTGATTTCGGAGACGGTGTATTTGGGGAGGTTTACCTGAAAGTTCCTATTGACCCAAAGGAACCGGATCCGATTAAAATCGTGTCATCAAATCTATCATACTATCCAATACCCACCAGAGACGAAACAACTTCGTTTAAACATACATGTACCCCAGTATATTCTGATGGTTGGGTAATATTCCAATTTGAATACTCTACCCCAGGAAAATCAATAAAATTTTTATCAAATTTAATAGATATATCCTTTATCAATTCGGAGGATAGAAGTTATATCGATGAGGTTATTAAGATAGCTCAAAAATTATTGGAGACTAATTATGGGATAACTACAAAACTTCTAAACGAGGGAAATGGAGGATTCCTACTTGATATCGTAGAATTGAATTATAAATTTGAAGTTGGTAGTGTTTTCCTGATATGCTCAGATATTTCTAAAGTAGCTAGTAAATATTTGTCATTTAGCTATGGAGACATAAATCTGGGGGTAAGTACCAGATATATCTATAAAATGGGGAAGGGAAAATTCTTAATAGAGTTCATTCACAAAGTAAGGTGATAATTAACTATGTAGATATGGAATGTAATAGAAAGACTGTATACTTTAAGCTAAATAACGGAAAAAATTCTGTATCTCTAGATCTGACTAAATGCGACGTTGTCCGAATGTTAGAGGACACTAAGCACACGACCACTCCAGATTTACAGAAGGGCCTCCAAACTAATATCTCAACAGGATCACGTGATACGAGTGACAGGAGAGTAATTTTTTGGAGAAATACGACGGACAAGATATATAGTAAGGATGGAAAAATAGATAGAGAGGAGCTCAATATAAATAATTATGACCTGTTTTGTTATCCTCCATCGGTAAATAAAGAAAAACATGTAAACATAAAGACTAGTCCGTTTGTGTGGTCAAATGGATGTTACGATAAAAGAAATTTAAGAGAGGTAAAGTTTCTATCTACAAAACTAGGGATGATTGTAGAATGCAACGAAGTAACGAGTGAACCAATACAAGTTAGTGAATTAGAATCCTTACTAAAGTATTTTGAATAAAATGGAAGATTATAATTATGACTATACCATAGGTTCAATTACAAGAACCAAACTTCTTCCAACAGAGGAAGAATCTGATGAACCCGTAGTAGTGTTTCTAGAGATAAATTCTATGAATAACTTACTATCAACTGGGGCATTTATAATTAGTATCAATCTCGAGGATTATTTAAGGTCCGGAGATAAGGATGGATACCTAGATATAAAAGACGATTTCCTTGGGATAAAATCATGCGGAATAAAGACTATAGAGGTAGATGAAGCTAGAGTCCGTTTCAATAAAGAGTCAGAAAAATATGAAGTATATGTAAGACTAGGAGAAACCGATATGGTCTCTAAGAAATTTATTTGGAAAGGAAAGGTATTTAATAATCTAGAGGATATAGTATGATGTCAGGAATAAATGATGAATGTTTGAATCTTATAGCTAAGAATCTCGTAAACTTCGAAGGTATTTATGGAATTGGGAAACTATCGATTAGAGGTTGGGAGGATAAAGATGAGGAATTTATAGTCACATTAGGTAGTGAACATAGCCCAGGAAAATACTACCTAGACAGCTGCATAGAATATGAGATCGTAACTTTCTTCAAAAATCTATTCGACAAGAGATTAGATTGTAAAATATTGGACTTAAAGTGCATAGGAAATGGTAATGACCGTTCATATGATATAATTATTATAAAGGGTCCTAAATAATAGTTCATTGATAATTCGATCGATGAATATTTGGAAGTAGTTAGAGATAATCTACCATACCTTCGATCAGTATGTGGAATAGATGCAAACCTTGTTGCATGGGGACTTGATGACGACAGTGCCGTATTTTTGATAAGTGGAGAATTAGTTTACAATAATCTACCAAGTAAAGTATGCCGTAAGATTAAGAGATTTTATGGAGATGTACTTGGGAAGGAATTTGGGGAAGATAATATCAAGGTAGATTGTGAATACAATCTTAACTGTGGTTGGTTTGAGTTACATATTTATGAGTATGATTATGAGTGAGAAAGAAAATAAGACTAAGAGATATTTATTAAATGTAGAGGACAGTACTGAGATAGATAATTGTAATTGGGGACTAGTCCTAACAGAAGAAGATGTAGAAAAAGCCAAGTACATAAGAGAAATAACTGAGGGATCAGATAAGAAATTTGGTACATATAACAGACTTCGATTGTACCTAGACGTAACTAATTCATTCAAACCAGAAAATAGGGATACTTATGGTGGATTAGAGTTGAACGAGTCGAAGCTAATATATGTAGGTAATGGGAAATTTATCGTAAATTGCGACTTCAGAACTCTATATAGAGAATATGGAATTTTAATCACAGAGGAATTTAAAATTGATTTATGATGGAGACAAAAGAGCTAAAGTTCTATTTAGGACATAATCTAACTGGGAAAGTCAAACTAAGCCAACAAGAAATCGAGTGGATAAAATCCCCCAAGACAATCACTAGTCTAATAGGTAACGACTCCCTAGTCATAAAAAACTCTGAACTAATTCACTACGGTGGTGGCGAAGAAAAGGAGATAAAGTATGACCACATATGCTACGTTAATAGATTTTGGAAATGGTTTACTCTAACTTTCCAGTATGGTGAGTTTCCAAAACCCATAAGAATAGTAACTGATAAAATAGATATAGAATATTTGTTAGAATACAATATTGTTCGTGAACTTTATTTTCTTGATGGGGATAAAAAATTGTTATGGTCATACGTAATAAAGAATCTAATCAATGACCTATCTGAGCTAGGAGTAAACACTAGTCTTTTATGTCCAGACATGTTTTATGATAGATTAAAGTTTTCATTATCAGTAGTAGGAGATAATTATAATATCTATGAAGGAGAAAAGAACTATCTTCTACCTGAATATATCCTAGGTACTATTAAAAAATACAAGAAAAAATATGTTAATAAAAACATTATTAAAAGACTCTTAGTCCCAGATGATGAGGTTTATGAGGGATCATGTAAGTATGATTTAAGATCTGGAGTTTTTGAAGTATCATATACACTATAAGATATTATGAATAAAGAAATTAAGGTAAAGTTTAACGACGATCTCTTTCTTGATCTAATTGGAGTAGTTACAATAACTGACAATATTAAGAAAGGAGTGAAAGATCTCACAGAGATATGCGATAAATATGAAATGAATGATGACTGTGAGATATATTCTTCCTTATCAATTTTCACCAAGCCACACCTCATCTTAGATGAAGAGATAGACTCAGAGGACCTGACTAGAGATCATTCTGGAAACATTCCGGATGCAGTATCTTGTGAATTTAATCTGCATAAAGGAGGGGAGACTGGATACTTCTGCTTCCGGATATACGACTGTGTCGATGAAGAATCTGAATATGAGGTTATGGAGGTGGACTCCGAACATGTTAGTGTAAAAGATATTTTAGAGTTATGATTTGGGAAGATATGTGTGAAATACATTGGGATTTTGAAACTGGAGACGATAACGAAGATAAAGATGAATACAATTGAAGATCATAAGCTGCTTTTCAAAGCGGTTGTTGGAAGTAGGAGTTATGGGACCAATGGTCCCAACTCCGACACCGACTACAAAGGAATTTTCCTTGCGAATAAGAACTGTGTGCTAGGATTAGATCCAATCGAACAAATTTGTCCGAATAAGGATGAAACATATTATGAACTAGGAAGGTATCTAAATCTACTCTGTACAGCTAACCCAACTATGTTGGAGCTTCTATATTCACCTGAAGACTGCATCCTAGAAGCGAGTGATGAATACAATACTCTAAGATCTCTTCGACAGCATTTTCTTACAAAGAAGTGCTACAACTCATTTGCTGGATATGCACACGCTCAGATCCAGAAAGCCAAAGGTTTAAACAAGAAGATGAACTGGGAGAATGAGAGGGTTGCTAGAAAATCTCCATCGGAGTTCTGTTGGATGCCTACAGGAGAAAATAATGGGTCAGTTAAGTATTCAGACTACATTAAGTCTCCAAAAGTTAATCAGAGTCATCATGCACTGAGTAAGGTAGATCACATGATTGATTGTTACTACCTATATGATGTCGGAAGATATACTGGAGGAATCTTTAGTGAGGATATGATCAGAGTATCTCCTAATATCCAGAAAGGATTGGAACCTATCTCTCTTTTATATTTCAATAGTAAAGAGTATTCAAAACACTGTAAGGATTATGTGAGCTACCAGACATGGTTGAAGGAAAGGAATACTCAGAGATATGTGGATGTCGAAGGGCATGGTCAAAAGATTGATGGTAAGAATTTGATGCATTGCAGACGACTTATCGATACAGCTTTTGAAATCGTGAGGGACAGAACTATCAGCGTAAAAAGACCCAATGTTCAGGAACTGTTAGATATTAGGTATGGAAAGGTTTGCTTGGAAGACATTATCGAAAGATCGGAGGAAGACCTTGAGAAACTTAAGGAGGAGTTCGATAACTCTAGCCTTCCGAACAAAGTAGATAGAAAGATGATTAATGACATTCTTATTAGTATCAGAGAAGAGAATTTAAAATTATAGAATTATGGAAGAGATAAGGGACATTAGGTTATTATACTGCAAGCTCCATAAATATAGAAAATTAGGAGAGAAATTACTTGGAATAAGTATAAATAGGACTGATAGGTATACCTTTGGATTGGAGCATAAGATAAGCAAGTTATATAAGTTTGTCTTTGATAATATGGGGTGGATTAATTATGATGTAGATATACTATCACACTTGAGTAGACTTATTTCCTATGGCGATGTTGGATTCAAAGGTATAAGTGGAACCCCTGAATATAGAGTCTTCTACGAGATTAGAAAGTTAGGTAAGTTAGTTAATAAGATCTCAGATCATGTAAAGTACACTGAGGGAACTATGGAGTATAATATCCTAATGGAGAGTGATAGATTCTCTGATAGGTTTGAATACCTAATAAAAACGGCTGACAATATAAAGGAGATCATAGATAGACTTCGTATAAATAAAGATCAGGAGAATTTAGTTCATTCCAATCTTTTGAATGAAAGAAATAAGTACGTAAAATTAATTAGGAGTACAAAATTGCTACCGGTAATGATCGGAAATGGTCTTAGAGGTAAGCCTGGAAGAGTAGAAGTGAAACTAAACTGTGGAGTTGTAAGACCTAAGTTGAGTGGGATATATGTTCTTCCATATGACTACTTAAAGAAAAGATATTCGAACGAATTTATTAGTATAAACTATGAACAAGACTTGGAAATCTTACCTAACCGAAAGGAGATCGAATGTAGGGGAGAAACAGTAAAACTTGACAAAGTATGTATCCTAAGAGTAACTGGAGACGTTGGTGAAATACTTATGACGTATAAGTACAGATACTATATGGATCATTGTCTGTACCCATTCTCAGAGGGATCCTTTTATGCCGAATTTTCTACTTTTATGTTAAAGTCAATATTAAAATGAGCAGGTCAAAGAGACGTACGCCTATTTTCCCAGATAAGATTCCTCGAAATGGGATGAAGGGAGAAAAGAGAATCTGCAACAAAAGGTTCCGTGCAATAACGAAAGAGAGACTTAATCAAGATAGGGACCCACCAATCGACCTAAATGAGTCAGTTAGGAAATCCTACTTTATTGATGAAATAGGTAGGGACTACTATCCGGATAAACTTGGAACAAAAGAGATGTACAAGTAATGAGTAGATCTAGAAAGAGGACTCCCATAACAACATTCGCAGTCGTTAGGAAGAGTCAGAAGAAGGATAAGAGGCTGTGTAATAGAAGATTTCGTGCAGTTACTAGGAAATCTATGTATTACGAGGAAGACCCTCCATACAGGCTTAGAGAAGTTCAGGATGAGTGGACTTTTGATGGAGATGGGAAGGGATATTGGAAAGACTGTCCAGAAAAAGAATTGAGAAAATAGATTATAGAAAATAGAATGTTTCTTAACTTAGTTTTACTTCCACATTATGATGGAAATATCAAGAAAATGAAAGTCGCGTCCATAGATGTAGAATATGGGGATGCCATAGCTAATCTGGTAGATCACTATGATACGAAAAAATTAATTGGAGCAGATTGGGATCAGAATGAATTTAGGACTTACATACCGAAGACGACTCTTCGAAAACCAAATAATATAATATATTCACCTTACGTTGGGGAACGCGATAAAATTACTAATGGTTACTATAGTGATTCTCCATATGGAGATCCTATTTCTGAACACAAGTGCCGTGATGGGATTTCAGTGGAGATATCCAAAAGTGGGATTTTATATTACTCGACGATAATTGGAGAGGAAAAATACTATTGGCATATATTATTAAAAATAGGAGGTTATGAAGAATAGATACTTTAATGTCCTGCTTACTACAGCAGGAGATAACAAAGACGAAAGGAACGACCTTCTTGCATCAATAGATGTGAGTGAAGGAGATGTTGTAAAAGGACTCGTAGACTTCTACCTAAATATGAGGGGAGTAGAGGGAAGCAAGTTCGTTGACTCAATCGGAACCACTATTCTTGAGAGGACATTTCTCGGGAAGTGTGGAGTATGCTATTCTACAAACATAGATCGTAAACTGTTAGGAATAAATTCTTTCTATTACAGTGACTCCTGCAAAGATGATGTCCGGCCATCGTACGGCATGGATCTTGAAATATCTTTAGATTGTGTTGTAGCTATCATGTCATTCAGTACATATGCTGAGGGGAAGAGATACATTGGGTGTGTACAAGTATGTGATCTTATAAAAGATGGAGAATAAAGATTATGCTAAGTACTTAGCCAAACTTGTAGATTTGATATTCCTAGATCCAGACAAAGAGTCAATTAATAGATCTATAAAATTCATAAAGGATAATCCAGACAAACTGTATGATCTAGATAAATATAAGAAAAAGTTTGGCGAGTATATTAGGGACAATCACTCATCCTATAGAGAGATTAAGCCAAAAGAAGGGTACTTCAATGGAAACATTACATTTGTTAATGAGATGTTCATCGAGGATGATGGTCCACATGCAGAACTGGTAACTAGAGACGGTAAGTCAGAGATTAAGTATGAAATATCTGGAAGAAATTTTCTACATGTCCTTCATACTCTATGGCTATATAGATTAAAGAATATAACTAAGTTTGAAAAGACTATCTGGGTTAATGTGTCTGAGATGACTGATCTAGTGTCTCCTACAGAGATTGTTTCGGAAGGATTCTCTGAGATTCTCTTTCCAGAAGGAAGAGTTGATCCTCGCTACCCTTTTCCAGAGAGTTCAGAGGGAAAGCTCAGAGTAGCTTTTTATATGTCGTATCCAGAATTAGGTATCGTAGAATCAGTCTAAATAAGGACCGATTTTTCTCGAAAAAAGTACTGCTCGCAAGGGGATGATTCACAGTTAGTTATCTCAAAAAGTGCATGCAATACCCGGGCTAAAACCCTTAACTATAAAAACGCGTTTAGTATAATATAGTATACGATTAGTATGCTATACA